CTGGCGAGATAGATGCTAGCTGGGACCTAATTCCGTTGATCGGTTCAAGCACGTATGGCTATGGCGGAGGAACAGGTGGAGGCGCTGGTGGCTTGGCGGCTCTGTTCTCTTATGCCGGCACCGCAGCTTCTCTTAGTGGCAACATTTACATATCAGGTGGGAAAGCCTACGCGGGAAATGGCTCCCAGCCAACGAGCACGCAAATTCGCGGGATTCTCGGGTCAAATCCGTTTAATGACGGTTTGTTTTTTAGGGGGTCAGCGGGGGTGCCGAATGGATCTGCTGCCTACGGTGACCCCGGACTAGGTGTCACTTTGATCTGTGGCTCTATTGTCGGCACAGACGGCACGCACATCGGGACGCTGCTAGCCAACGGCGGCCCAGCCACGCCTTACAGCATTGCAGGCGGTGTTCAGGCTGCGGGCGGGGGCGGGGGCGTTGTTGTCTTGTCGTCACAGGCGACAATCGGCACTCTACCTGTCGTTAGTGTTGCAGGGGGACCAGGCGAAACTGGAACGGCTGTTCTTGCTGCTCCATCACAGTCAGCGGTGACAACAGTCACCACAGGCGGCTCCTGTGCTGCCAGCACACAGTATTGCTATCAGGTTGCGTCTCTGGAGGGTCCAAGCGGTATAAGTACGCCGCATTCAGAGCTATGTGTTACAACAGGATCAACCACGAACACAAACACGAATACTATTCCCTGGAATGCTGTCGTCGGAGCAACTGGTTATAACATCTACGGGCGCACAACGGGCGTTGAGCAACTTATCGGAACGGTCGGTGTAGGGACTTCGACCCCATCGTTCGTGGATACCTGCACGGTAACGCCCTCTGGGGCGTTGCCGACAGTAAACACCACAATTAACTGGTATAGCGTCCCTCAAGCTGTTGCTACAGCCGGAAGCTGCACCTCGCCACCGAAGGCTTTGCTCACAGCTGCAAGCGGAGCACTTACAGCCTGCACGGTAATCCAGCAGGGTGCTGGGTGTGGTACTGGATCAGGTATCGTTTGGAAAATAATTGACCAGACAGGCGGTTTCAATGCCACCGGATCTATCACCCCCACATGGAGCAGTGGCTCAATGGTAAGCTGCACCGCGTCAGGCGGAAGCGGATACACAAACACCGAATACACCGGCAGCTACAGCGGCGGAGATGGCGGAGCAGGTTGGTATGCAGTTTTCCAAGGATGGTAATCGATGGATCAGATCGTAGATTTTCAGGCAAACGCGGATGGCACGGCATCTCTCGCGGTCGTGTTCGACGTGAGTGGCATGGGGTTTAATGCCGCTCTGACAAGCAACTACACGCGGTTAACGCTTCCCGCACAATCGACAGCGTGGACGCAAGCAACAGCATCTGTGGCACTCGCTTCCCAAATCGCCACGGCCAAGACCGCATTTCTGGCTGCCGCACCGAACTATGTTTCGCCGTCGGCAATGGTCGTACAGCAAGAGCCGCCGGACGACTCACAAGGTAGTTAATTTCTCATTTCGCGCCCTCGCGGCACGCTCCGGGGGCGCATTCTCGTACGTCTTCTTTTCATTTGCATTGGAGCATCCATGTCCTCTCCTACCAATCTCGGCGGGAAAACCTATCAGTGTGTCTCCATGCCGACCTCTCCTGGACTTTCTCAGGTAGGGGTAGACATGGTTGATGCGGTTGCGGTAGTGTCCTCACCGTTTGTCCCCGGCCAGAGCCAGACACAGGCGTGGCCTGGTGCAGATCTGTGGACGATGACCATCACGCTTCCCAAGCTCACCGCGGCGCAGGCTGCCGCATGGCGGGGATTCATCGCAGAGTTGCGCGGTATGCAAAACATCTTCCAACTCGGCGATCCGTTCGGTACTGCTCCTCGAGGCGTTGCCTTGGGCGCTCCCGTCGCCACCACGGTTGACCCTACACTTAACCTTGCATCCGCTATAACGTTGGCTACGGCGGGATGGACCCCGAATATCAATGGCCAGCTCAAAGCTGGGGACTATATCAGCCTTTTGAGCTGCCCAAGCCTGGGTTCGCCCGGAGTGAACTCGTATCGACTGCACCAGGTGTGCGAAGACGTTAACTCTGATGCGAATGGCGATGCCACGATTACCATCTGGCCATCGCTCCGTGAGGCTCCTCCGTCTGGATTGCCTTTGATCCTCAGAAACACCACTGGGACATTCCGCCTAGCCCAAAACCGGCGTGGCTGGCAAAACGACTTTGGTCGGTTATCCAGCATTTCGCTCAAGTGCGTGGAGGCCCGCTAGTGCGCCAAATCAGTACGGGTATGCTCACCCCACTATTGAGCAACTACATCCGACCCATCTTTATGGCGTCAATCGCATTCAAGAGCGAAACCATCTACTGCTGGACCGGAGCTGGAACCATCACCTACAACGGCAATGCCTATCTGGGCGTAGGCGACTTCGGCAAGCTAAGCCCTGTAGCCGAGGGGACGGATGTGCAGTCGTATGGAGCATCGATCAGCCTCTCGGGAATCGATCAATCCATTCTGGGAGAGTGCCTTTCCGACGTGCAGCTTGGCGCTCCTGTGACCATCTATTTCGCGCTGCTCGATGACCACGGGGCAATCTACGGAACGCCTTATCCGCTCTTTGTGGGCGCGGTGGATAAGCCCACTATCTCGATGGGTACAAGCGACATCACCATCACGCTTGCTCTCGAGACAAGGATGTTCGATTTGCAGCGTGCGTCCCTGCGCCGATATACATCTGCTGACCAGCAGATCGCTTATCCCTGTGATTCGGGGTTTAACTGGGTCGAGCAGCTCAACGATCTCGCCCTGAAATGGAAATGATAGCCATGGCAATCAAAAGACAACACCACTGGGCGACACGCAGCTTTCATGGATTCCTTTCTGAGCGTTCGGACTCTACTTTTGTCTGGGGGAAGAACGACTGCGCTTTGCTTGCGGCTGATGGCATTCTGGCCATGACTGGCGTGGACATCGCCGCAGATTTCAGGGACAAGTATCACGACGAAGCCTCTGCTATGGATCTCATCACAGAGCTAACCGGAGTTCAGAATCCAACCGTTGCGGATGCAGCATCTTATTGTGCCAACAAGCATGGCCTCGTGGAGCGCAGGTATCCGCTCACTGCACAGCGCGGCGATCTCGTAGTTGTTGAGGATGCGGGCCGACTTATTGCCGGCCTGATGCATCTTTCCGGCAGGCATGTCGTAGCTGCGGGCGAAAGCGGCCTAAAGCGCATCGCTCTCACCAAAACCAACATCAAGCGCGCCTGGAAGGTATAACAATGTCAAAAGCTATTTATGGAGCAGCATTGATCGCTGGTGCCGCCGCAACATTTTTCACCTGGGGTGCGGCTGGCGCTATATTGCCCCTGATTATCGGGGCCATGGCATCAACGGGCATCAGCCTTGAGGCCGCTGCGATCTCGCAGGCTCTGACAGACCAACGCGGGATGGGTATCACCACTCGTGAGGCAGCAGGGCTCAGGCAGATTGTTTATGGCCAGCAGCGTATCGGTGGTGTGACTGTCTACGAGAGCACAACAGGAGCGAATGGATCGAGCGGAAACTATGTATACAACTACGTGATCGTCCTCGCCTCGCACATACTCGATTCCATCGTTAATGTCTATCTGGATGGTCGAAAAATATCTTGGTCGCAGGTGGCAAATCACCAGGGATTTCATTCGAACATCGGCTGCGGCACAGTATCTGAGCCTCCAGCAACACAGGTGACAATAGTTGGGGGTGTGATAACTGCCATTACAGCTAGCACATTTGGTTCGGGCTTTGCTGAGGTTGCTCCTCAGGATGGCTACAGGGTGCGCATCTATGATCCTGCTGGATCGGGGTCGGGCGCTGTGGCGTGGGCGTACCAAGTCAATGGCGATGCGTGGAATGTAACTATCGCTAATGGCGGCAACGGGTACAGCAGCCAGACCATCGCTGATATCCAGGGTGCATATACATTTGGTGGTAACGGCGCAAATACGGAACAGACGCCCTGGACTGACGCAACGGCTACAATCAGCAATGGGGCGGTTGTTGCGATTAATAGCACAACCTACTGGCTTGACAGTTTCCACTTTCCGTCAGGTTGCGTGCCTATTGTGTCCATCGGTGGTGGTGGCGGTTATGGTGCAACTGCGCATTGTGTGATGAGCGGCGTTGGCACCTGTACGACTGGCGGAACCATCGCCAATTATGTAATCGACGATGGCGGCCAAGGATACACATCTGCCCCTAATGTAACTGTCGGCACCGGTAACAGTGGTGTCCGAATCGGTCACTGCATCGGGCCAGGTGGGCAGTCTTACGAGTTTCAAGACAAATTGTATTGTGAAGCCCGGTTTGGGGATCAACCAATCGGAGACTATATGCAGTCGCTTACATCCAACGACAGCACATGGGCACAATCGACCCTCGGTGGCGGTGCAGTTGCCCATGTTAAGGTTTCTGACATCATTGTGGGAAAAACTGTCACCGCGCATGGGGTGATTACATCTGTCCTTGTAGACGAGGGCGGTTCTTTTCCGTCAGGTTTTACGCCCACAGTTACATTCATCTCGCATCCACAAACGGGTGTTAAATTTATTGCACAGACCGGAACTGGTGCAACCGCCCACGCGGTTATGGGGACTTTATCAAATGGAATGTGGACCGTTAAATCCATCGTCGTAGATACTGGCGGTACTTTCTATGGGGCAGGTACAACACAGGTTGCCTTTGATTCGGTTGTGGCCACTACTCCGTCACTCAGCGGTTGCGCCTACATTTACCTGAACCTTGGCTATGATACGAGTCTGTTCCCATCTGCTCCGGAGATCCGCATCACGGTCAACGGTAAGCCAGTTTACGATCCAAGAACGGAGCAGACCGCATTTTCGTCCAACTGGGCATTGCAGGTTGCAGATGTGATAGCTGATCCAGTATTTGGCCTGGGCGATAGCTCGATCAATGCTGCGCAGTTGATTGCTGCTGCCAACGTCTGTGACGAGCAGGTCCAGACCTCTCAGGGGCTTGAAACTAACTTCGCTCAAAATATCCACTACGATACGTCTACTGCGCCAGGTGACGCGCTTGCTCTGATGATGCCTTCGGCTGGAGGAAAGCTGAGTCGCGTTGGTGGAGAGTGGTACATCTGGCCAGCCTACTGGCAGGGTCCAAGCTTTACCGCGGATGAGTCTATGCTTTTGGACACGGCGGAATGGAATCCCTTCCGCAGTAAGCGAGACCTTTACAATCGGGTCAACGGCACGTACGTTGCCCCCAATAGTCCTTACAACGTCGCGGGCAATCTCTATGACGCCAACGGCTGGTACTACGGCACTACGGCAAACCTATGGCCGTTGGCGTGGCAACCAACCAACTATCCGCAGTATGCTTGCGATGATCTGCACGGATATGCAAGCGATGTGTTTCTGGTGGCTGATGGCGGTTATCAATTGCCCAAGGAGCTGAGCCTGCGCGGAGTCAACTCCATCGTTCAGGCGCAACGACTGGCCAAGATCGATCTGATGCGTAATCGCTTTCAGGGGACCGGCGCATTCAAGATGTCGTTGGCTGCTTGGCAGATGATCCCGACATCGATCATGCAGTTTACTTGGCCTGCGCTGAATATGACAAACCAGTATCTGGAAGTTGACAGGATTCAAATGCTTTGCGAGCCCATGAAAGATGAAAACGGCGAGGAGGGAGCGCCGGCGCTCTCTTTGGCTGTAAGTGTTTCCCAAACTGATCCATCTTGCTATGAGTGGGAGATCAGCGAGGAATTGACTCCATACGATGTTGAGGCGTGTGTCGGGGCGGGTCCAACGACTCCAGCCCCACCCACTAACATTGTTCTCGCCGATAGCAGCGCCACTGCTGTGATGCAGCCAGATGGAACGATCATGCCGCGTCTTCTGGTCACTTGGACAGCGCCGAATGATGTTTATGTCACTGCTGGCGGCAGTATCCAGGTGCAATGGCAGGATGCGTCGGGTAATTTCAATGCCGGGGCATGGATAGATGTTGGGACGTTTAGTGGAAGTGCTACTTCCTGCTTTGTGGATGGTGTTAGTTCGGTGACGGCTGTTGATATTCAGATCAGATCGTTGTGGGCTAATGGTGCAGCGTCGCCCTGGCAGTTGGCCTCAAGTGGTACTACATTCCACGGTAAATATCGTCCTATGATGTCGACTACGAGTTACAGCTCGAGCATGGCCCTCGCTACGAGTCAGGCGCTTGCGACAGGAACCCCGCAGACTCTACCGGGGATGGCGTGGACGATTACCGCGCTCAGCCCTGCCGACACCTACAATATCATCGGCACAATCAGTGCCATCTTCAACGGAGTGTCAGGGGCGGGTGCGATCTCGGTCTCTGTAGTTGTAGATGGGGGCAGCACCAGCTATGGAGGGGGAAACGTCTACGCATTGCTGGACCACTCTGGCACAGTGACAACAAGTGGTGCCTTCGTAGCCTCGATCTCTGGTTTGACAGCCGGAAGCCATACGGTGACGGTGGTAGCCACCAATAACTCCACGGGATATTTCTATGGTGTTTCTTGTACGGGCTCTGCTGTGTGCCAGCATGTGTGCTGACACTAGACTCTCGTCTCCGGTCGCTCTTTCGCTTGGCGCGGGGAGAGAGGATCGAGTGGGCCGAGAACTGTACCTGCTGGTTGGGTAGCGGGTACAGTTCCCAGTGTAGATGGAGGACTATTTCAATAACGGGTGAGAGCCTGGTGATTCGATGCGCATGGTGGCGGCATGAACCACGCGGCGACGATGGTGGGCGTAATACTCCATCATTTTCACCGTCACGTGTCCGGCGATTGCGCGCACCGTCTCCGGAGAGACATCGTTCTCAAGAAGACGCGTGATGCAGTGGTGGCGGAGGTCATGCGGGTTCAGGTCGTAGAATCCTGTCACTTTGCGGAGTTTGTTCCAGCTATTGCGAAGGAACCAGCGGGTAGCGGGCTGGGATGGGTCGTACTTATGATTGCGCAAGCGCAACGGGAAGAGGTAATGATCGGGAAGTCGAGAACCGAGCTTGATGGCCCGCTTCAGGCATTCGCCGACGGCCCATTGGCCCGATGGGTTGAGTGCTATCTTGCGCGGCCTTGAGTTGTTTTTTACCGAGTCGGCCGGAATGTAGATATCAGTGACCTGCCCATCGTTGATGAAGAGATTTTTGAGGCGCAGGCCGCGCAGCTCGATGCCGGCGGCTGTCGTATTGTTGGTGATCAATGCTGCCCAGTAGGCTAGTTTAGCCTCGGGATGGTTCTGCGCTATCGCCCAGAGATCGGCCTCTTGTTCTTCGGTCAGGATCTGGCGCGGGCTCCATCCTGGGGTGGAGAGTGGGAAGTAGAAGGGTTTGATATTGTGCCAGAGCTTGCAGTGGGTGAGCATCTGTGCCAGCACGCTGATCTCGTGATTGATGATCGAGTTGCCGGCAGGATTGCGCCATGGATGTACTTCCCTATCCTGGATGCGCACCAGGTTGTGGAGGCGGGCGACCTGGTAGCTGCGGACGTGTCCAGGGGAGATAGATCGCAGGGTGAGCCCTCCGAAAAAGCGCTCAAGGGAGCGGAGGTAGCCCAGGTTTGTTTCGTGGGTGCGGCCTTTGAGGGTAGTTGATTGTTGGCGCAGGAGTATCCACCATTGAGCCGCGCGGCTGAAGGTCAGGTTTTTGAGATCAACGTCTACTGCCTGGAGGGCGACGTTAGATTCCCAGCAGGCTGGGCAGTTGATGTGGTCGGGGGTATGAAGTTGTGGCGACACGGTTGCAGCTCTGATATTTGGGTTCATGTTGATAAGGGCTAAGGTAGACATGGGCTCCATTCCGTTTTCGACGGGTAAATCGACGATGACGCCCGGTGCGATGATTTCCGCATCGGTATGCTTTCTTTTATTCATGATTTTGTCCTCTCGTTGTTGTAGTGATGGTGGTCACATTGGAGAGCATCTGGACCCTTCGTGTGTATGATGCGCCCATGATGTGGGATTCAATGGGCATAATATGCACATTCGACAAGCGTTATGATCTCTCTATGGCGCTTACGCGTATACATGTCGGTCTGACCTCGCAGCAGGTGAAGATTTTGGAGAAGCTGACTCAAAAGCTTGGATTAGATAAAACGAACACGATCCGATATTGCGTGATGCGAGTAGCCGAACAGGAGTCGATAGATCGCGGTCGGACGGGTCATTTTCGAGTGGAACCAGAACAGTAACTAGGCTGAAATAGGGATATTACAGAGTTACGGCCTTCTTATCCACAGAAAACGAATAAATATGCAAAACGGGCGCTTGCGAATCGAGCCGGTTGCCTTATTGTGAGTAAGCGGTCACCCGCTGAAGAAGATTGTATTTGTATTTCCTATTGAGTCGATTAGGCGATGGTAGGGGATGTGGGGATACCCGGCTTGATATGAGCAACCCCCGGCTTAGAAGGCCGGTGCTCTGTCCAGTTGAGCTACTCGCCCGCGTTTAACCATTATACCACCGTCCTTATCGACTTGATAAACAAGGAGATAGCGATTTACTCACCCGGTATTCCACAATCGTGGTCCCCGGCTGAGCCGTCGCTCTCCCTTGAACCTTATCAAGGAGAGATCCATGGACGTACCTCGCACCGTCTCTGCCGTCTCTTCCGCCCGCGCGGAGGAGATTTCCCTTATAAACTCCCATCTGAACACCGTCCCAAATAGTGGACACGTTTCCTCCTCAGTGGGAATCGACACCCCCGGAGTCGGCATCACTCGCCTCGATGCTGCTCCCGAGCAGGGAAATCTGGACGATTTTCCAGCGTCTCTTCGTGCCTTCATCGACCGCGATTCCGAGCCCTTCGACCTGCGTAAAAGTCGCCGCGTCGCCCTCCTCGCTCGCCTGGTCGCCGATGCCCGCGCTCTTGCCTGCTCTAACCTCATCGACTCCGCGTCCCTGGGATTTGTCAATGGCCGCGAGGTGCGCACCGCCTCCTGCCGTGAGTGCTATGGCGAGCAGGTGGACGGCAGCGTTTGCCACGCCCGGAACTGCCAGACCGGTCAGGTGCTGGAGACAATAGCCGGACTGTGCGACGCAGCTCAGATGTCCGCCGCTGACGCTCCCTTTGAGGCGCAGACCATGATTTGTCCCGAATGCCTGCGCGCTTCCGATCAAGGCGAACTGGTTCACGCCTTTGGATGTAGCGCCGGTTTGATCCCACACGATCCCTGCCGAAAGGAGGCCCGCGCGCCAGACGAGAAAAACTCTCAGGCGAGTGTTGGGATGCGCTCGCCTGCGCAACCTCATGTATCCCTCCATCAGCACCTGGCCACTGAGGAGACAGCCGTTCCGGACTTTGATGAGCCGTGGAGCATGGAAAGTTACGGCCCCACTGACGTTGTTTGCGATGGATCAAAAAAATTGGTATCGAGTGGTTTTCGCGAGGGGTTCGCAAGACGAATCGTAGCTTGCGTGAACTTCTGCCAGGGCGCTACGATCGAATACCTTGAAGCCAATGGCGGTGTCCAATGACAACCGCCCAGGATCACGCTCTCGATCAGGTCCAGCAGATCGCCCTCGATCTGCTTCAGCCCAGCCCTCGCAACCCGCGCCGAACGATGGACGCAGCAGCAGCTCGCGACATGGCGCAATCGATCCGTAGCATCGGGATCACCCAGCCACTGATTGTGCGGCCACTTAATTTCTCGGTTGATCTGGACGAGGATGACATCTATGAGATCGTCGCCGGCCACCGGCGCTATCACGGCGCGGTGAGTGCGCGACTTGAGACTGCTCCATGTATCGTTCGCAATCTATCCGAAGAAGAAGCGGATGAGATCGCCCTGGTTGATAACCTCCAGCGCCTGGACGTGTCAGCACTGGAAGAGGCGGATGCCTTCGCTCTGCTCTATCAGCGGCTCGGGTCAGTCGAGCTTGTAGCTGCGCGCGTGGGCAAGGATATAGAGTATGTCACCAAGCGCCTCAAATTGGTCTCGCTCGGAGAGCTGAGCCGCTTTGCTGTTCGTGATCTTCTCATTACTATGGACCACGCATTGCTGCTCGCGCGCCTCGGCGCAGAAGAGCAGGACGCGATGCTCAAGTGGACGCTCGATCACAGCGCCGGGTCCACCGTATCTCCGACCAAAGTTTACGAAGATACTTTCAAGCGGCGCGAGGAGAGACTTGCCAATAAAGGCTGGGGCTATTGGGAGCCTCAGTCGGTGCTCGCTCTCAAGCGGCAGATCGAGCAGTCGGGAGGTCGCAGGCTATCGCTCGCTCCCTGGCTGCTCGATGATGTGGATCTGGTTCCCCGCGCCGGAGCTTGTAACGTATGCCCCTCAAACACCAACGCGAATACTGCGCTGTTCTCTGATCTCGCCATCGAGGAGGCAACCTGCGCCGATGGAAAGTGTTTTGCTTCCAAGCAAGCGGCATTCATCGAGCTGAAGATGCGCACGGTGAGCGCTCGTGACGAGGATTCCGCGCCGGCGTCTTCCACGCAATCAGCCTCTCCCGTGGCGACAATCCGACTCAGTTATAAGCGGAGCGAGTCATCTCCGCGTTTGGCTAAGGACAAAAGCGGCCCTAATCTCGATCAGGTTTTTCGTTTAGGTCAATGGACGCCCTCAACACCAGGAAGCTGCGAGCATCTACGCACTGGCGTCACGGTGGATTTTGATCAAGCATCTTATGGACGCGCCAAAGGTAAGCCTGGAGATGTCCTCCTCGTATGTGTGCAACCGGGCTGCAAGAAGCACCCCAAGACCTTCGAGCAAAAGGCCAAGCAAGTTGAGAAAGGCGAGCGCATCGATCCGAAGCTTCAAGCGGAGAAAGAGAAGTTGAAGAAGGACGCGGCGATTGCTGAGAGCAAAATTCGAATTGCGGCTGCCGGCGCGGCAATCGAAACGGTAAAAGGGTTACCTCTGGAAGCTGTTCGGGCCTTGGCTGAAAAAGCTCTTCCGGATTGGGCAGAAGCACGCCGGCCTTATGAGGCGATTCTTCCGGGCATATTCAAATCCTTGAAAACTGCGGAGCTGGATAGTTGTGCATTTGCCCAGATCGTGGCGCTCGCTTCGATTGAATCGGACGAGCTTGTAGCGAGTACCTATTACGGGCCTGAGCATGGCCGCAAAGAACTCATTGCTCGGCTCAAGGCTCTTGGATACGACGCTTCCAAAGCATGGCAAGCACCTGCCAAGCCAAAGGCTGATAAGCCATCCGCGAAAAAGTCTGCTAAGACTGTGGCGAAGAAAATAGCTCCCAAGAAGGACGCGGCGAAGCGGAAACTCGCTCCTGAGGCACGTAAGCGAATCGAGGCTGCGGTCAAGGCGCGGGGTTCCAAGGGGAACAGTTCTGGGAATGGAGGCTCATGATGGGATTTCTCCCGAGTGGAGTCTGCCGGTTCTGCAAGTGCACGGAAACGGAACCATGCACATTGCAGGACGGTGAAGCGTGCGGTTGGATCGACAAGGACCGCAATTGCTGTAACAACCCTGCGTGCCAGAGGGCAAAAGCAGCGTTGCTTCGCCGATATATCGCGCCAAGAAAACGCTTGACTCCGATGGATGTACACAAGGATATCGTGGCGCGTGGAAGAAGCAAAAAGAAGAGGAGAGCAGCATGAACGACAAGCCGAATAAGTCCTCTGAGATTCATCTCCCTTTTGTCCCACTCACTCATGAGGAATTTGAAGCGTTATTGTATTCGAGTCCGAATTCCCACCTGCTCTTCCGCTGCCACTGCTGTGGTGAAGACGCAACTCAGATGCACGGCGATGTGCATGTGTGTGTGCCTTGCAAGCGCTCGCTGGAAAACTTCGACTTCTGGCTTGTTCATAACGAACCTCTTGCCATCACCGAGATAGACCCTCAGGCTCATAAGCCCGCGATACTGGGCTCCTTGAATCTCTGTGGTGGATGTGGCCATACACCTGGCGGGAATAAGTGTGGACCATGTAGATCCTCAATCAACGCGCTCAATCTCTACAACGCGGCGGAGGATCTTCGGGGCCGAATACTGGGTGCCTTCTCTACCTGGCTGTCTCTCTTGTTTGTGCTGGGTGGACTTTCTATCTTGTGGAGTTCGTTTGGCGCAGAAGCGCTTTCATGGTGGAGCGGCGGAGGTTGGCGGTAATGGCAATTCAGATTGGGCAGGTTGAACTGCAATTGATGTGTACGTTGACGGATCAGGAAGTGCAATCACGTGGGTCCATGTTGGGTGAAACCATCTGGGCAATTGATAGCGCTGAGCGCGAACGTACGTCGGCGATGAAGACCTTCAAGGAGCGCCTGGTTGGCCTCAACGAACAGCAGCGCAAGTTGGCGCGGATCATCCGCGAACGCGCCGAGGAGCGCATGGTGCATTGCGTGGTGCAGTTCCATACGCCCTGCGAGGGAATCAAGCGCGTTGTGCGGATGGACACGGGCGAGGTAGTGCGCGAAGAGGGGATGACCAACGCTGAGAAGCAGCTCAACCTCTGGGATTCGCAGTTGGAATTCAGGCGCTTCATGGATACCAATGGCGTCTGTGATGCGCCGGAAGAGCCTGCGCCAGATGTGCCCACGGTACATCCGCCCTTGGTTGAGGGGGAGCCTGATCCCCCACCGCAAGATTAGTTTCTGTGACCGGGGTGCGAGCCGGCACAGAATGAGCGCGGCGTCCCTCGATGGCAGGCACCAGCCATGAGACCGATTGGGATGCGACGCCGCGCTGCAAACACAGTTTGTTCCTGGGAGGGAATAGTGAAAAAGAAGCTTTTCAGTTTTGGATCGTGCCCGCGGCCTCTGTCGCGCAAGAAGCTCCGGCAGTTGATGCCGCTCAACCATCGCGCTCTGGCTGCTGGTGAGCTTGCTCGCAAATATGGACGCAGTCCAGGCAGGGGTAGGACTCGCTGCCGCATGGATCGCCAGCTTGACGAACTGGAGAAGCAGAGCCACTTGGTCGGCGCCAAGAAGATGGAAAGCGGCGCGTCGATCCTGCTCAAGTGCTTGCGCATCTTGCTTGGGCGTGGCGTTCGCAAAACTCCACGCCGCCCTGCCCGCACCGTCACGGCCAAGAAATCGAGCAGGGGCTGACGATGGCAGACAAGGGCAAGGGGTGGGACTTAACTAGCACCCACGCGCTCGAAGGCGCTTGTGAGTGGATTCGTAAGCGCAGTGGAGCATTGATGGTGGTGGCGATCCGCGTGGAAGATTCCGCGATCGCCGCCGACGTGGAGTTGCCGATCAGGGATTTGCTTCCACGGCTGGAGTTGGAGATGCCAGATCTAGCCATGAAGCTCGCAAATGTGCGCCATGCAGCACGAACGAAAGAGGCCAGCCGGTGAGGATGAAAGCTGATTTTATCCCTGGGCTATTGTTCGGGGTGGCATTCGAGGATGGCGTTCTCTTGGTAATGTTCTTCTGCATTTGCGTGGGCATTGAGTGGGAGGCGTGATGCTGTTCTGCCTGTTGCTGACCGTTATAGCTAGCCAGGTTGTGCTCGGCGTCTGCATGGTGCGGGAAGTATACCGCCTTGTGGACGTGGTAATCGGATGGACTATTGGGGTGCTGGCGCTGAAGCTCCTGCGCAAACATAGGGTGGGCCGATGAGTGGGAAAAAGCGTGAGAGGCCTTCGGATGGTGGAATCGTTTGGCATGAGAAGTGGAATGCCTTTGAGTGCTATGGGTGCAGCGAATTTGAAGAGATCCATAAAAACTCAGACAGGACTCCTGACAGACTTGCAGAGCATCGGGAATTGCTGGTAATCGAGCATACGGAGTGCTGGGAGTTTGATGATCCGCAAATGGCATCTGATGCGCGTCGGCATCGCAAAGAGAAAAAGCGGCGCGCAAATCTTGCATCCCAGCGGGTTAGCTGGAGGGGACGATGAGATCTGTGAGGGTGTTGGATGCAGCGCAGGCGTATGAGGAAATCTCAAATGGGAACCTTATATGGGGTGATCGTGGCATTGGGAAGACGCGGGCGTTGTTGCGCGTGATTCATGACAAGCATGATGGGAACGTGTTCGTTCTCTTCCAGAGTCGTGAGCTGGCCAAGGATGCAATTCGGATGTATGGGGAAATGTTCCCTGATTCCGTATATTTCAAAGCCGTCTCATTTCGTAATGCCTTTATTCATGGCTTAGACGGTATTTCGATCCCAGTCTATGCCGACGGGTTGGATCGTGCACGCCCGAGAGAGCATGCATACATCGTAGATCAAGTTGCTGCGATCTTCGGAATTACAGGGCATGAGTTGGCGGGTTGTTTGTAACCGTCGCCGAATAGGCGCTACTGTGCCTAGCGTGGCAACTGCGTTGCACGAGAAAGAGGGATTTGTGAACAATTTGACGAGCAACCCTGAACACCGGGAGCAGGTCGCAAAGTGGGCAGAAGAGAACGCTCACAAGACGGCTATCGTTGCCGTTGAATCCGGATGGGACGATCAAGCTGTTGGCCGTGTCCTTGGTGTGCCGTTGGGAGCGTCTATCCGCAAGTCGATTATGCCGGGAATCATGACACTGAAAGCAGAGAACGAGCGGATGAACGCGATGCTCCATATGGCCGTAGATCGTCTTGGTGGCACCGTGGAAAGTGCTCCAACTCAACCTCTCAACTTCTTGCAGCGGATAGACGAGCTGGTAGACAAGGAGAAGCAGGCCCAGAGCATGTCCGAACTGCTATGCCCGGTTCACGCTGCTTTGGATTCGCGCAATGAACTGGAGCCATTCGACAACTGCATAGCGTGTATCCGTAACCAGCGCGATGAGCTGCTTAAAGCACTAAAATCCGTCCTCGCGTTTGCCGTGGATGAATTTGAGTGCCGTAAGAATAGCTATTTGCCCGACGATGGAGAGGATTACGCGCAGTACGTCAAGCCAGCCGAGGATGTAGTTGCGTTGATCCGAGCGGCCACCGAGTAGGCGCTGTCGTTGAATAGGCACTTCGGTGCCTGGAGAAAGAAGGATGAATTGCCTCTACCAATGATGAAAGTGACGCGCATAGATTCCAAAGATGGACTCGATCCGATAACGGTCTTCTGGCAGGACTTTGGAGTGGGGCAGGGATCGGTGACGATTCTCTGTTACGACATGGCATGGACCGCATGGTTCGGCGGGATGGGCGGAAGATCGATCGAGCAATTCTTTACTGAATCTGATACCGATTACACGGTGACCAAGCTTTTCTATGCTCAGTTTCTCAAAAACACAGCGGGTCACAAGAAGTACCTGACGCGCATTGTCGAGGCGATCAAGAAAGAGATTGCTCCGTACTGAGTAGATAACGTCGCGATTGAATAGGCGCACAGGAGGAGGAAGCATGAAGCGACTTGGATTTGCTTTGCGTATGTTGCGCTACTGGATACTTGGAGGTCGCAATCCACGCCCTGAAGACGGCGGTTGTTTTTTCTGTTCCGGGATCCCCGTAGACCATTACGGGGTCTGCGAGAGTTGTCGAGAAGCGTGCAATGGCTAGGCACCGTAGTTGGACAGACGCTATAGTGCCAGAGGAAAGGATGAAATGAAGCTGCATATTGAACATGCTGGCAACGGCCAGACGATTATCTCAAGCAAGGATGGCCCGGTGGCGTACATGGCTCTCGATCTACCGGAAGGTGTTGAGGAAAGTCTCGCGGCAACATCTCTTGAGACAATCCACGAACAGGCGGGACACGATGAGTGGATGAAGCGCATGGATCAAGTGCGAGGATACGCAAACAGCAGGGCAACTGTGGCCCGCGAAGCATTGCGGTAGCACTCACGCCAGATAACCACTGCGGTGCCTGAGTAAGCGGGCACAAGTAACAGAATCATTCGAGATCTAAATGACCCCGCACAAGACGACTTGCGCGGGCACGGGAGAGCACTATGAGCATCAGGGCAACATTGTACGCAAAAGAGCTTCGGATCTGCCCAAGTGGGGAGCCGGTGTCGAAGCTGGAAAAGCTTGTGCTCTATGCGCTGGCCGATTACCACCAGGATAAGTTTGGCAATCATACCTTTCCCAGCGTTGGAAGCCTCGCAGACGAATCGCTGATGGATGACCGGAGCTGCCGCCGCATTCTCGCCTCACTGGAGCGTAAGGGGGTCATTACGCGGGAGCATGGAGATCGCCAGGGTCGAGGCCACGTCACGTTCTATCTGTTCTGTGAATTGGACTCGAAAGGGGGGCAATCTGACCTCCTTTCTAAGTCGACAATTTCTTTTCCAAAGGGGGACAAAAGGGGGACAAAAGGAGGACAAAAGGAGGACAGTGAGTGTGTTGCATTAGATAAACAGGGAACGGTGAACTGTGAACAAAAGCAAATACACCCCCTAACCCCCGCTTCGCAGGGGGATTGTGTTTCGAACGAGGAGGCCGGCGATGATGGCAAGACGAAAAGAAGCACCGCGAGGGTGGAGAGCTGCATGCCTGCCGAGATTGCGTGTGATCCGAGCCCGACTGCGAGCGACGTTGATTTGGCAGTTTCCAGCATCATGACAGGGTGTGGCTTTACCAAGCGCCGACTCCGCGGTGTGATCAAGGCGCAGATCGAGTTGCACCTGGAGTTGGGAGAGAATCTGGATGATATCGCTAAACGCATGATTGCTGCTTGGCGCAAGTACGTGCTTCAGGATTGCTCGCTGCGCGTTAAATGGGGACCGCGCAATTTTATAGACGAGGGTCATTGGGCCGATGAGCGCGGTTGGCATTGGGATACGCAGTTGATCCGTGAAAAGCGCATGGCCAATGAAGCGCGGGTTGGGAGTTGGTGATGACTCGATTTGTCGTAATCGTGTTGTACGTTCGCCTGCTCGCGATCATGTTGAAGAAATATTTTCGAGTCGAGAAAACGCCGCTAATGTTGCACGCATGATGCGGTTATCCACAGTTTGTAATTAGTAGCCACTTGCAATTTGAACTGAAGGCAGTTATCGTCAATCTCGGAAGTTGATCGAACAAAGTTCAGCTTCCCGTCATCGACAAGCATCGATGAGCACTACGATAGTGGGCGGTTGTAAACGGTAACCCGATCCCTGTCTAAAATTGCACATTGACCACATCCCACGTTGCCTCACGGCAACGGTTGGCCTTCGTGCATCTTCTCGTCTGGCGCTCATTTGTCAATGGGTAAGCCAAGATCTCAACGTCGCTCCCCGCAAGGAGAGTTTAACCTCTACTCAGCCGATACTTCTAACGGCTGGCGTGTCTTTCGCACCGTTTCATTCGCCTTTGGCGTGCAAAAAGTTGCCGAAGGAAAATGGAACCTTGTGGTCGATGAACGTGGCGACCCGTTCTATTTTCAAATCAAAGTCGCCCTATCACCCGTAAAGGTTTTTCGGCGTCGCGCAAGCCCAACGTCCATCACTGCAAGAGATATTCTGTGCAATGCCGGAGCGTTTGGCGAATCGCAAACCATTCACTTATCTGAGCAGCAAAAGCATGAACAAACTCGCTCGTTGATGGGGAGAAGACCTCCCCTGGATGATGCGGTTGAGCTTGCGATTGTCAAAGTAAGAATGTGTCCGTTTCCTGCGTCACGTATTGACGATGGAAGCGGAAAAGCGATCTACGGCGACAAAGCTGTACGAGCTTATCCAAAAGCGTGACATTGACCCCGGTATGCGAGAGATCGCACCGGGGTTTTCTTTTTGAGCCTGAAAGGTGGGTTGAGATGCCGAATGCTCTTGAGCAGTTTCAATGGCCGTACCTGGTCGGAACTCTGCTTTTGACTTCGACGGTTCTCGTCGCCGTATGGAAGATAGCGGAGATCGTAAAAGCGATCACGGCTCCGCTACGGCAGTTTGTCTCAGAGCATGATGTGCTTTGGGAAGACTACAACATTCGCACAGGCGGCGCGTATCGCCGTTCAACAGGGCGTGGCGCGCCTCCAGATCCAGAAGAGTTTTATCGGCATGGGCGTGCCGTGGATGTAGATGAACAGGGCTGAGCAAAATCAACCAAAGGAGATAAACAAGATGTCGAATGGTACTCAGGTGTATACAGGCAATGGGTTCGAGCGGTTCTTTGAGCACATTGGCCATGACGTGGCAGTTGTTTTCACTTCCGGCGAAAAGCTGGTTGCGAAGCTGCCGGAATTTATCAAGGCTGCCAAGGATGCCGGCACAGACGCCGAGCAGCTTGTTCCGCTTGTGCAGAATGTGATCACCGCCGCGATGGCATTTGTGAAGCCTGCTGCATCGGTGCTGGCTGCTTTTGGCTCGGGTGGTACGAATCTGACCGCCGACGAGAATGCGATTGGCAGTGTGGTTGCTGAAGCCCCGGCGCTGGAGAGCGATCTCCAAGTGTTCGTCTCGGCTGTCAAGGCGCTGGCGATTGCGATTGGTGCCGACTGGGAGCAGTTGGTTGCCGATCTGACGGGAACTTCCAGCGCCACGACTGAAACCGCTTCGGCCTAAAAGCAGTTGATTCACAATGACGGGGCTGATCGCTGATGCGGCTGGCCCCGTTTTGTATGGAGAATTCGATGTGGAAGTATTCGCAGTCAAGCGGTAGAATGGCCAGCTCTGCTGGAAGTTGTACTGGTATTGGTTACTCTGGACATGGTGAAGGACTCAACAACCCGGCAATGCAGCATGTTCCGGATGTTGGACCGTTGCCGCAAGGAGTCTATGACATCGGAGCATTCTTTGATGATGTTGGCGGCAAAGGTCCGATTGTTGCGCATCTGTCCGCGCAGCCAGGTAGTGAGACGTTTGGTCGAAGTGGCTTTATGATTCACGGCGACAATGGAGCTTCGGATCATACGGCAAGTGAGGGTTGCATCATCCTTCCGCGTGCAATGCGCGAACAGATCATGGCCAGCAATGATCGTGTTCTGATTGTGACTGAGTAGCTATGTCTGGTAGAACCAAAAGACCGTGTGCTCGACCGGGTTGTGGTCGGCTTGTGGAGCGTGGGTATTGTGAGTCCTGTGCTTCTCATGCGCCAAAAAAGCTATCTGAACGCGTACGGGCTACGGCTCATGAACGCGGATATGGACGGCGCTGGCAGAAAACAACTGCTGGGCGTTTAATCAAGCATCCGCTGTGTGTTGATCCGTTTGGTGAGCATAAGGAGTTTCCTGCTGCCGCGGTGGTCACTGATCACATCCTTCCGCATAAAGGCGATATGAAGATTTTCTGGAATCCCAGGAATTGGCAATCGCTCTGTAAGTGCTGCCATGACAAAAAGACGGCGATGGAAGACGGCGGATTCGGACGGGAAGTGGTAAGGAGTTCCCAAGGGACTGCCGTGAGGATTCCCTAGGCCGGGGCGGGGTCAAATGTTCCCGGTGATTGGGGTGCAGACCGCATGGTTAAGTTAATTTTTAATTCCACAAAATAGGAAATTTGCCTAGTAAATGGGTAATTTCTCGTTTTTGACTGACGCCGCTCTAGGTGGGTGTCAGACCACGCATATTTGGCGTTTAAACGCCGCAGAGAGGGTCGTTCAGGTCGCGAAACCCTCCAAAGCTCTGGGAGGGCAGCATGAGTAGAACGCCGACACCGCTGCACGTCTTGGAGCGTCGTGGGTCAATCAAGAAAAACCCGCAACGCTATCGTGAACGACTTCAGGCGGCTGAGTTTGCTCCGGAGATCCCTCCGATAGGAGACGCTCCAGCGCATTGGAACGTCCCCGAAGACTCCTACAACGGTCTGAAGTACGCCCGCTGGCGTGCGATCTGGGAAGAGTTTGCACCGTGCATCCAGACTGGATCGCCTATGCGCCGTGCGCTGCTTGAGATGTTCTGCGAGCAGATGGACAGATTTCGTACTTCGCCGAGCAGCATGAAGCTTGGCGACAAAAGCAACCTTGCCAACCTCGCGCGGTTGCTGGGAACAGAACAGGGGGCAACTGGTGGCAGCAAAAAGCCCGAAGGATACGGGGGTGCATGGGAAGCGTTCGGGTAAGCAGAAGCTTTTAGCAGCGGACCGCCATTTCGCGAACATCTGCAACCAATATGCCCGCGATGTGGTCTCCGGCAAGATCATTGCCTGCAAGAAGGCGATCAAGGCCTGCCAGCGGCACCTGAATGACCTGGAGAGAAGTGCGACGGCGGAATTTTCATACCGCTTCGACCCCGCACGAGCGGGCCGTGCATGCCGGTTCATCGAGTTCCTTCCGCATGTCAAGGGTGAGTGGGCGCGTGCTGAGATCGGGCACAGTTGCAATATCAAGCTGGAAGCGTGGCAGGTATTCATTACCTGCAACATCTTCGGATGGGTCTCGAAGGAAACAGGATATCGGCGCTATGCCGAGGCCTACATCAAGGTTGCTCGTAAAAATGCGAAGACTACCTGGGCGGCTGGCGTCGGCCTATACATGCTTGTCGCGGACCATGAAGTCGGAGCCGAGGTATATTCCGGCGCTACCAGCAAAAAACAGGCCATGGAGGTTTTCAAGACGGCGCGGCGCATGGCCAAGAAGGCTATACGCTTCAAGGAGCACTTCGACCTCGACATTAACATCGAGTCCATCACCTCGCTGCGCGATGAAGGCAAGTTTGAGCCGCTGATCGGCGATCCCGGCGACGGTGCGTCTCCTAGTTGCGCCATCGTCGATGAATACCACGAGCATTCCACAGCCAACCTCCACGATACGATGGTCACCGGCATGGGGGCGCGTCGCCAGGGTCTCGTTATCGTTATCACTACGGCGGGCACCAACACGGCCAGCCCCTGCTACCTCGCAGAGAAGGATGCAGAGAAGATCCTCGATGGCCTTGTCGAGAATGACAGCTATTTCGCCATCATGTACTCGGCCGACGAGGATGATGATTGGAAGTCCAGGATGGCGCAGCTCAAGGCCAACCCCAACTATGGTGTGTCTGTTTTCCCTGAGTATCTGGAAAAGCAACTGCGCGATGCCATGCAGTCGCCACACAAGCAGTTCATCTACAAGACCAAGCATCTTGATCTCTGGGGGAATGCGCTGAATGGCTACTTCAATATGGAGTCTTGGGCGCTGTGCTGCGATAAAAGCTTGTCGATTGATGAGTTCAAAGGGTGGCAGTGCTGGATGGGTAATGATCTTGCTGCTCAGATCGATCTTGCCTCGCGTATTCGCATCTTCCAGAAGATGCTGAAGAACGGCGAGGACGTGCTCGTGCGCCACTATTATGTTTTTGGCGAGCATTATGTGCCGATGGACAGGGTGAATGATGGTGATCACCTGCACTACGAGCAATGGGTCGCAAGCGGTCATTTGAAGGCAGTTCCCGGCTCTGAGATCCAGTTATCGACGATTCAGTCCGACATCGAGTCTGAGCTGGACGACTATGACATGCAGCGCATCGCATTTGACCCTTGGAGCGCTCTCCAGATGCAGCAGGAGCTGGCAGAGAAGCTCGGCGACGATGTCGTGGTCACGGTTCCGCAAACAGTTCAGTATCTGAGTCCGGCAATGAAAGAGCTGGATGCAGCTATCCGTGCCGGTCGAATGCATCACAACGGAGATCCGGTGCTCACCTGGGCCATGTCCTGCGTGGTGGCGCGGGAAGACGGAAGGCAGAATGTATTTCCGCGCAAGATCGAGAACGGCAAAGACAAGATCGACCCGGCCACAGCGCTGATCACGGGTCTTAACCTGGCCATGACCGGCGAAATCAAGCGCCGCTACACCAAACCTATGATCGGAATCTTTTGATGAATATGTCGCGTCTCTCGAAAACCATCCCAGATTTGATTTTTCTTGTGGGTTTGGGTGCTCTCTCGTACGGCTTCTGGCTTGCCTGGAGGCCTTTGGGCTTTATCGTCGGTGGCATTGTCCTGGCGGCAGCCGGTGGGCTGCTTGGTCGCGATGCTCAACGTAGAGCGGAAAGTAAGGCCACGAGGAGGCAGTCGTGAGTATTTTCGGATCGATGGTCCGTGGCTTTCAAGGCCTGCGCGCAGATATCGGAGGCGCACCTGCTCCCTGGGACGATTTCTGGTACAAATCGGTTGGAGCGCCGTCTGTATCCGGTATGCGTGTCACTCCAGACACGGTGAAGCGCCTTGGTACTGTGCTCGCCGCCGTCTCAGCAAAGGCTCGCGCTATCGGCGTTCTTCCCTGCTTCCTCTATACCGAGCAGGCGGGCATCGATGGCAAGGTGATGGCGAAGAACCATCCCTATTTCAACCTTCTTCACAAGCGTCCCAACAGCATGCAGACGGCGTTTGACTTCTTTGAGATGATGCAGGGACATCTCGAACTGCGCGGCAATGCCTATGCCGAGTTGCTATCGAGTAGCCGCGGCATCGTCGGCGAGATGATTCCTATGCATCCTGATCACGTCAAGGTGGAGATGCTTTCCAGCGGACGTTTGAGGTACATCTACAACGATCCGCTCACTCGCACCACGCGCACGCTTCTGCAAGGCGAAGTGCTCCATATGCGCGAGTGGGCAGATCAGATGCAGGTTGGGCAATCACGCCTTGCCATGGGGTTGGATGTTTTCGGCGTGGCGCTCGCGCAGCAGGATTACGCGGGAAAGTATCTCAAAAACGATGCAACGGCAGGCCTCATCATCACCGGTACCAACTTCGAAACCAAACAGGAAGAAAAGGAGTATGAAGAGGCATTTATTAGAGCCAGCACGGGCGAGAATCGGCATAAGGTAAAAATGTTGCCGCCTGGTGTTGATATCAAGTCAATCGGCTTAAAGCCAATTGATATGCAGCTCCTTGAAGCCGCCAAGACTTCAGATGTAAAGATTTGCAGCATCTTCAACGTGTTGCCTCACCTGATTGGTGTGGACTCCGGCAAGTCGGCAACCTATGCCAGCGTAGAGCAGTTCAACCTGATGCATGCACAGCAATGTGTACTGCCTATGGCTGTACGTTGGGAGCAGGCGCTCCAGCGCGATGTGATCGAAGATGACCGCTTCTATGCCAAGTTCTCGCTCTCTGCGCTCTTGCGAGGCGATCAGGCTACGCGTACGCAGTGTCAGGCCGTTGCAATTGAGCACGGATGGCTCTCGCAGGATGATGTGCGAGAGATCGAAGACATGAACCCGATTGCCGGAGGTATCGGCAAGAAATACTGGCGCGCGCTCAACTGGACCACGCTTGATGCTCCTGTCCAGCCTCCGGCTACTCAGTCAGGAAACAAATTCCCTGATAGCCCTGACGATCTGGATCAGGATGAGGGCGACGGTGGGCAGCCAGGAGCGCATGCGCAGCTCATCCTCTTTGCCGAGGGGGCGGCGTCGCGCTGTGTGCGTCGTGAAGTCAACGGAGTACGCAAGCTTATCGAACGCAATGCTGAGCCGGCTGAGATTGGCGCGTTCTATGAGGGGCAATTCAATTTCATTTGCAGTGTGATGCGCATGCCTGCACTGCAAAATCTGAAGGCTAAGCAGGACTGCAATACGCGTGCGTCAGAGCTGATGAAGATCCTTGCAGAAGATGGACAGCACGATGCTATGGGGTGGATTGAATACCACGCTTTGCATGAACCAATGAAACTGGCGGCTCTGGCCGTCGAAGGAGTCCTTTGATGCGTTATTCCGCTGTTCTTCGCGCTGTCTATTCGAGCGTGTGGGCAATTCTTCCTGAAAAGCTGGAAGCTATTGCCGCCTTCATCAACCTCAAGGTCTCAGGTGGTGCTTCAGAGCCTGACGTGGTGGCGGCGATCCGTTCCGAGAATGCAATCGCCGCGGCGCGAATGCAGAGCCTGTCTGCCGGCACGCCGGGTTCGGTGATGGTGATGCCGCTTTATGGGGTCATCAACCAGCGCGGATCGGGCGACTTCTCCGGTCCGAGCGGGACTTCAGTGCAGCAGTTTACCCAGCAGTTCCGCCAAGCCGTCAACGATCCCAACGTCAAGGCTATCGTGATCGATGTCGATTCCCCTGGTGGTTCTGTTTCGGGTGTAGATGAGCTGGCGTCTGAGATCTTCAACGCCCGCAAGCAAAAGAAGATCACAGCCGTCTCCAACTGTCTCTGCGCATCGGCAGCTTATTGGCTGGCGTCGCAGGCTTCTGAGTTGGTAGTGAGCCCCTCGTCGCTGACTGGCTCTATCGGGGTCTACCAAGCCCACGAAGATGATTCCGAGGCCCTGGCCGCCGCGGGCGTCAAGGTGTCGCTCATCTCTGCCGGCAAGTTCAAAACCGAGGGCAATAACACCGAGCCCTTGGGGGACGATGCTCGTAGCGCCATGCAGGGTATGGTGGATGACTTCTATTCGCTCTTCACCAAGGCTGTGGCGCGTGGTCGCGGTGTTGCTGTCAAGGCCGTGGTTAACGGATTCGGACAGGGCCGGGTGTTAACGGCGCAGGATGCCGTCAAGCAGGGATTGGCTGACCGCATTGGAACTCTCGATGACGTGCTCTCCAAGTATGGTGTCAAACAGTCATCGGGTGGCAGCTCTGCTCTCGTGTCCGGATCTCATCCTGGCGCTCTTGTGTTCGGTACGTCAACGATTCCAGCTTCTGCTGTTGTCGACGATGGAGTCGAGGAGGCGGCAGCAGATGGGTGCTCTTGCTCGTGTGAGTCCTGCTCTGCTGGTGAGTGCCCTGGCTGCACGCATGAAGGGTGCGATGCCGATGCGGAGGGCTGTGAGGGGTGCGGAATGGCCGCAAGTGCAACAGCGAAGGCTTCTAGCGAGCGCGTGGCGATTGAGGCAGTAGAGCGTGACCGTCGTCTCAAGCTGTTAGGTATCTAGGAAAGGGTGAAGTATGAAAGCATTTCTGGTTCTACTTGTTTTTGAAGTTCTCACAACGTGGGGGTTCTTCCGTCGCATAGCGAACGATACGTCCGATGGCGATATTGGCCTTGGGTCTCTCTTTTGGCTGATGGTTGCTTTGTATGTTCTCGTTGACGGAGCATGGGCGGGAATACTCATCTGGAAGCATTTCAATTAGATAAAGGATTTAGTCACTGAATAGTGAAAGGCTCCGCAATCGCGGGGCCTTTTCTGTTGGACAAGGAAAAGTTTTCGACGGCCAATGCCGCTCGACTCCTGGCGCTTGCACCTGCCCGATGGTGGGTTTGCGGCGTCTTGGCCTTAACGCTTTTAAACCAAGAAAGAGAGAAACAAAAACATGAATCTCCGCCAATTGCAACAGGCCAAGGCTGCCGCCGTCGATGCCGCCAAGGCGATCCAGACCACGGCAACGGGCCGCTTGCTGACCACTGAGGAGCAGGCGTCCTTTGAGGGGCATCTGGCCACGGCCGAAGCCCGCGAGACCGATATTCAGGGCGCGCTTCGCCTCCAGTCGCTTGAACGCAGTGCGCCGCCCCTGATCGGATCTATCGAGAACCTGGCCGAAAAGAAACCCTGGCAGAACAAGGCTGATTTCTTGGGTGCGGTCATCGCCAGCACCCAAGCGGGCCGCGTTAGTGATCCACGCTTGCAGGCTGCTTTGGGTGGTAGTGAATCGGTGCCTGCTGAGGGCGGTTTCCCAGTTCCCACCGAGTTTGCAGCCGATCTGCTTCAGCGCGCCTATGACGTGGGCGACGTAGCTCGACAGTGCCGAAGGATCGAGATGTCCAGTTCCCGACTCATCATGAACGCCATTGATGAAAGTAGCCGCGTGGATGGCGGACGCTGGGGCGGGTTGCTCGCCTTTTGGGCTTCGGAAGCTGCTGCCTATACCTCGACCAAGCCGAAGTTCCGCGAATTACAGTTCACGGCAAACAAGCTCACTGGTCTCGCTTACCTCACCGAGGAACTGATGGAGGATACGACGGCTGTGTCGTCCTACATCGATACCATCTTCCCGGATGAATTTGCGTTCAAGATCGATGATGCCATCATCAACGGTCTCGGCCAGGGGATGCCGCTCGGCATCCTTCAAAAGAAGTCTGCCGCTACCATCGTGGTGCCTAAGGACGCTGGACAGGCGACGGGTACGGTCAGCTCTTCCAATATCCTCAACATGTGGTCGCGCCTTTGGGCGAAGAGCCGCAAGAATGCCTGCTGGTTTATCAACCAGAGCATCGAAACGCAGCTTTACCCGTTGCTGATTGCTGGTACAGCAGGCACAAGCACAGCCACGTTGATGTACGTTGCGCCTGGCCAGTACGGCAACAACAGTGACTATGGTCTGCTGATGGGAAAGCCGGTGATCCCCATCGAGCAGACCTCAGCTCTCAGCGCTCAAGGCGACATCATCTTGGCGGATATGAGCCAATACATATTGGCTCAGCGTAGCGAGGTTCGGGCTGACAGCTCCATCCATGTTGCCTTCCTCACTGGCGAGTTGGCGCTTCGCTTCCAGGTGCGCCTCGATGGACAGAGTTGGTGGAATACTCCGCTGACTCCAAAAGCGGCTGGAGCCCCCACGCTCTCTCCGTTCGTCACTCTCGCATCCCGGTAATTTCGACCACGCTTTTGCGGGCTTCCTGGCAAGTGCAGGCGGCCCGCTCGCACTTCTTCTTTTACAACTCCGGCATCGTCCGGGAAGGGGTTACGCGTATGTCCGCAAAAGGATTTTGGGCATCTCAGGATGGTCACGTGGTCAGCTTGATTTCTCCGCAGAGCATTAGCGGTGGTGTTACTGGCCAAGTATTCAACATGGAGGGCTATCACCATGCTTCCATCATCGTGCAGCTCGGCGCACAGGCTGCTGCTGCCTCAAAGATTCTCATCAACGCGTGCACTGATGCGGCGGGCGATGGGGCAACGGCTCAGCCGTACAGCCTTTTCACTCAGGAGACGGCTGGGCTCACCAACGATGTGCTCTCCGTGCGCCAGAGTGTTTCCGCGGCTGGCTACACGCCCAGCGCCAGTGCCAACATCTTCTACGTGATTGAGATTGACGCAGATCAACTGCCCGTCGGTTATCCGTTCGTGCAGTTGCAGATCACTAACGGCGCCAACGTCGATTATGCCTCTGCGGTTGTTGTGCTCTCGGGTGGTCGCTTCATCGGCGATCAGTCGCCCACCGCGACCTCCTAAGCGGTGGTTGATGTAAATGGATGCGCCGGGGGTTGACACAGCCCCCCGGCCCTAACTTGGCGATGTAGAGGTGCAAATGGCGCAACAGGTAGTTACTCCAAATCTGAATCTTTCTCTCCCCGGCGATGATTCGCACAATACCCCATGGGGTGCATGCGATCAGTTGCTGGCAACGGCCATCAATATGATTGATTCGGCCATCGTCTCGGGAGTCCAGTCCAACTCCTGGAGATACGCGGTGGATGCGGGGAGCGCGGCAAATATATATGCCGGAAGCTATATCCCACCTCAGACGCTACAGGCTGGAGTTGGTGTTTATCTCAAGGCGGCTCACGCCAACACTGGGGCGTCGACCTTTGCGATAAACGGTGGCGCAACCAAGCCCATCACAAAGACGGGCGGTGTCGCGCTAGTGGGTGGAGAGATCCTCTCCGGTCAGATCATCCAGATGATCTACGACGGAACCGAATGGCAGTTGATTAGCCAGTAGGCATGTATTCAATAGGGCTGCGGGTAATCTTGCGGCCCTTTCTTTTCACTAAAAGCGAAGGTGCCACAATGAGCGATACTCTACTGCCCGTCACCTTACCAGCAGATGAGCCGGTACAGGTAGCCGAATTCGTCCGACAACTGGGAATTCCCTCCTATTCCGATGAGACCCTTGCGCTGGCGCAAGCGGATAATTTCTCCGGCTTTCTGATGGCTGCTCGTGAAGACTGCGAAAAATGGTGTCGGCGTGGGTTTATTACGCGCAGCTATCTGTTGCGTCTTGATGGGTTCCCTGGCTCTAGTTTGAGCTATGATCGCGAGGGCTTTGCAGCCATTCGATTGCCGCGCCCACCTTTTCAGTCCATCGATTCGTTCTCGTACGTGGATACTTCCGGCGCGGTGCAAACGCTCGCGCTTGATGTCTCCTACGGGTCCAATATCGCTGCTCCCATGTATGGCTACCAGTTGCAGCGCGGATCTATGAATCAGGCTGCTTGCCTTATCCCTCCCTGGGCTCGACCATGGCCACCTGTGCGACGCGTGCCGGCGTGTGTGGTAGTGCAGTTTCAGGCGGGGTATGGTCAGCCAGTCACAGTCTCGTTGGGTCAGGGGTCGGCGCAACTGAGTGCACCTGGCTACAGCTTCAACCTAGATGCTGCTCCGCTCCTTTTGGGTGATACCGGCATGCGAATCACGATTCCGGGCGCGGGCGCGAATGGCGGCGATCTAAAAACCTTTGTAGCGTCCGTGGATGGTAGCGGCAATGCTACGTTGGCATCCCCTGCCCTTACTGCCGTAGACAGTGTTCCGGCGTGGCTGGGGTACCCGGTCCCGCATGGGATTCGCTTGGCCATCAAGTTTCTCGCGCAGTTCTATTACGAGCAAGGTTCGGTTGTCGATGTGCCGATGCCTCGTGTCGTTAAGAGTCTGCTTGAGAAACACAGAATCTTGGGGTGCTGATATGCCTTTGCCTTATCCCTATCAAGGGATCAAAGACCCGCTCGCTATACCGGTGGGTTTCTTGCGTCACGAGGTGCGCCTCGCAAAGCCGTTGCTTCAAGATCGGGATGCCTCGGGTGAGCCTGGATCAGCATGGACGGTTTACCTGACCGCGCTTGCTGGCATTGAGCAGCTATCGGGAAAAGATCTACTCCAGGGTGATCAGTGGGCCAGCCAAACGCAATGGCGCGTCACGCTGCGCTGGCCTGGATGCGATGTTGTTGCCGGTCAGCGCGTCTACGTGGGGCCGTTTACCGGAAAGTATCCCGCGCATACCTTCGAAGTCCTATTCACCGAAAACGTGCAGTTGCGCAATCGCAAACTGTTGCTGACGTGTTTGGAGGTCGACGGGGGGAGTGGATGATGGATGACTTGAGCATCAAGTTTGATACGCATGAATGGAATGACCTGCTCAAGTCTCTTCCGCAGGCTCTGGCCGGCAAAGCGGTGAGCGCGTCTCTGGCAGCGGGTGGTGCGGTTCTGGCAGACGCAATGGAAGTAGAAGCTCCGGAGCGTACAGATGATCCCACCCCTGGCAGCAATTCATTGCCTCCGGGAATCCTGAAGCATGACGTTTCTTTTCAGGTGCAGATGTCGTCGGGGCATATGCCGCGCGTGAAGGTGGGGTGCACTGAAGTAGCTGGGCGCGTTGCCGGGTGGATTGAAAACGGCTTTGATGTCGTCGTGCATGGTAAAAAAAGCGCCAAGGAGAAAAGGACAGGTACTGTATCTGCCAAGCACACTCCAAAAACTGGCGCGAAGCATGTAGACGCGAATCCTTTCATGGCGCGAGCGTTTGAATCGGCCATTGAAGATGCAACCAACGCGACTCTTGACAGTTTGCAGCAGTCGCTGACTAAGGCGATTGCAGAAAGGGATGGGAGCAGTGGCTAGCCTGGTTGAAGGGATCGTTGCGTATCTTGTTGCGCAGGAATCAGTCTCATCGGTGGTTGGTCAGTCTATTCAGCCGATCCCTGGGCCACAGGAGCGGGAGTTGTTTCCGGTGATTGTCTATCAGGTTGTAAGCGACAAGAACGGAAGAACACTCACAGGGCCGGATGGCGTTGCGAACGCTCGAATCTTGTTTTCTTGCAAGATGTGGAAGGCTCCGGGAAGTTATCTCGCTGCGCGTAATCTTGGCCTCGCGTTGCACAATGCGCTCGATGGCTATCAGGGAACTCTGCCTGGTGGCCCACAGGTGTTTTATGCCGAGGCTGAAAACCCTGTGGATGTCTATCAGGAGGATGGGCTGCTCTCGGTAGCGAATGTAACGGCCTTTATCACCTATCAGAACTAACGGCTGCAAACCTCGCAACAGCCTGGATATTGCGGATCACCCACAACTGAAAGAGGTAATCAATGTCGGGAACAACTTCCAAAGGCGGTACATCCGCCGGCGCAGTGCTCAGCATTATGGTCGGGGCTACGCTAACTCCGATTCTCCAGATCAAGGAGTACGATCTCCCCGAAGCCAAGTGGAAATACGACACCATCACCAACTCCAATAGCCCCACGATTGGAGTTGGCAACCAGGTGCTCGACGAGAATGCGCCCACCGTGGTTGATCCCGGCGAGGCCAGCTTTTCCGGTATCTGGCTGCCCTCTGACGCGGGTCAGCAGGCGGTTGCGGCATCCTTCGCGACGGGCACGGCGGTGGAGTTCACCCTCCAGCTCAAGCCGATTGCTGGCCAGACCACGACAGGCAATCTCTATACCTGGATGGCGTTTGTTCAGGCTCTCCCCATGCCCTCCGGCCTGAGTGTGGACAAGGTTGCCCAGGTGAAGATCTCGCTCAAGATGGCCTCTCTGATCGCCGTCACTGTCGGCAGCTAAACATCCGTCAATTCAGCCCGAGCGGGCATGGCATGATTCATGCCCGCTTTTTTAGAAGGAAGCCATGAAGAATCCTGTTGCACCCAAGACGTCGCTCACTGTTGACGGCGTGACCTACGAACTGCTCTTCGATATGCAAGCCACGGCTCTCGCCGAGGATCTGTCCGACCGGCCCCTGCTCACCGGCCTGCGTCAGCGCGATATCGCCACACCGACAATCCGCCTTGTGCAGGCCATGTTCTATGCCTGCCTCCATACTGACCATCCGGGCATCTCCTTCGCCGATGTCAAAGCCATGGTCACGCGCCACAATATCCACGAGATCTGGCGGGCGGTCCTTGAGGCGTGGGCGGCGGGCCTGGCCAAGCCCAAAGCGGACGAGGCCGAAGAGGGCGTGGGCCCCATCCAGGGCCAGCGGTAACCAACGAACAGCGTTGGCTTGACCTCTGGTCCATGGCGCGATATGACCTTGGATTGTCGGAGCTGGAGTTTTGGCATAGTACGGATCGCCAGCTCAAGGCATTGATAAGCCGGAACGAAGCCCACAAGGAACGTGGATACCTTCTGGCTGCCATCGTTGCCTCAACCACAGCGAACTTTAGTATGTCTCGCCCCAAAGAGCCATACACGGTGGCTGACTTCATGCCTGCAAGGGGTAAGCGTCAGAGTGAGGAGCGGTCTGAGGATGAGATTTCCGAAGATCTGGCAAGGCGCTTAGCCTGTTCGATCTCTTCGACGGTTCACTAGGGTGAATCGTCGGTTGCTTATCACTCTATAACCACGGCGGAGCATGGCAGATCGACATGCTTCGCCATCGGCTCGGCATCACCTGGTAACGGAGGGATATTGCGAGTAAGCCCTCCGCCCTGGCCGCGCAATTCATTTTGGGTCGCAATGATTTTTCAGGGCTATCTATGAGAAAACACGCGGATTTCGGTGGTAGAATTGGCCGAAAGGATATCCCTATGAAAAGGTTTTTTCTTGTATTTTGCATGGCTTTGATTGTCGTTGTCGTCCCTGCACAGGGGCGTTCCAAGGATTCCGGATCAAATTTGCGCTTGAAATCTTCTTCCGCCGCAGCCTCTGAGCTTATCCATTACATGGCTGTAAACGCGCACCGACTCCCTACGGACGCTGAATTTGAAGCTGCACGTGATGTCATTTATAAGGCAGAGATTCAGGTGATCCTTGATGGGCATCCAGAGCTTGTGGATCCGGAAGACTTCAAAGTCTGTCGGGCTATGATCGCGTCAAGTGGTACGGGGAATACTAAAAAGGAAGTGACTCTTACTCAGCGTCTTCCAAGTAAAGGTGAGGCGTTAGAAAAGATTAGGCGTGAGAAAAGCGCGTTAGGTGGGGCTTCAGTAGAGGATTCATATAATGCAGTGATAGCTGCTCAAGCGGCGGAGGTTAACGCGATCAGATCAGGACATCCTGAGTTGGTTGCTTTAGAAGATCTTGCTGGAGCTAAAGAAGTTGCTAAACAGGAAGATAGGCAGGATCGGTTAGATCTTCACCATTGCCCATCTGTGGTCCGTATTGGCATAGAGGAGGCTTGTGTTTACATTCTCCTCGGCTATCCAGACCACACCAATGATGACGCTCTAAGTGGGAAGCAACTTGTCTATCCGCATGACTATTTTGTCTATGTTGACCATGATGGGATCGTGGAGAACATCCAATCCACTTACTGATTCTGTGGCGAGTGGACCATAGTATTTCAATTCGTACTCGTGATTCTAGGCGGCCTTCGGGTCGCCTTTTTTATTGAGTCGACAACTGCGTGGCCGGTCCGCGCAAAGGAGAAACAATCATGGCTACAAGCCGCAAGGTAGCATCCGCTTACGTCGATCTCGAGTTGCAGATCGCCAAGTTTAAAGCAGCTCTGGGCGAAGCAGACGGAAGTATGAAAAAGTTCTCCAAGCAGCTCCGCGAAGAGAATGAGAAGAGCCGCGAATCTGTCCGGTTGCTCACAGAGTCTATTGGCGTCGGCGTACCGCGTGGGTTGCAGAAGATCATCGCCACTGCACCAGGCGTGACTAGAGCGCTCAATATGGCATTCGATGCTGTAGTGGTTATCGCTCTTGTAAAGGTTGTGTATGAGGCGGGCGAGAAGATCGTCGAGTTCGGGCGTAAGTCAGAAGAAGCGGCAAAGAAGAATATAGAAGCATGGCGTAACCTGAGCGAGCCTATTGACTCTGCGAACGATAAAATGCGGATCACCAACGACCGACTCGAAGAGCAGATAGCGAAGCTAGAGCACAAGCCAACGAACGAACTCAAGACAGCGATCGATGAGGCTGCGGATCACGCTAATATGCTCTACAGCGCACTCCAGAAAGCGAATAAAGAGTCTGAGGCTTTGCTGGAGAGTAATCAGACAGCGTGGTATTCCGGATTTTTAGGAAAGGAGCAAACCAAGGATATAACCCGAGAGGTGGTGGAACAGGATAAAAATGTAGATGCGGCCAAATCCTCTCGTGCCGCTCACCAGCAATACTACGGGGACAAGATAGAATCCCTTGGCTCTGCTACGGCGGGCAACAAATTGGCTCGGGAGGCTATTGCTACCGAGGCCATGAGGCAGTACAGAAGGGATACGGACTCTGTAATCGGAGCCCTGAAAACTGCTGCCAAGACGTTAACAGACACATATAACCAGGTAAATGCATGGCAGACAGACCCTAAAGGTAGACATGGTGCTGACTGGACAAACATTCTCACCATAGCGGGTGGCGAAGCTCATAAGTATCAATCTCAGTTGAGTGCTGAGAGTCTGGACCAACAAAACCTCGCTGATACAGGTAAGCTCGGAGAGGATAGGGCTAGGAAAGATGCCATCACCCAGGCCTCCGAGGCAGACCGAAAGACTTTGGAAAAGGCGAAAGATCATCTCACTGAGATGAAAGCCGTCCATGACATGTCTCTTGAGGAGGTTATTGATTATTGGAATAAGATGGCGGCGGCGCAGGCTTCAAATGGCGCTAAGAAGCTGATGGGAATGGAGGCCTCTCGGACTCAGGCTGAGCTGACAAAGCAGGCGTTTGCTGCTCGGCTGCAAGATTACTTCGACCGCACCAAAGCATCATTGGAAGCGGAGAGTAAGCGAATTGCTTTGTCTGCTCCTGCGAGCTTGAACGATACCTATGATGCAATCGTGAAGGCTGATGAGGAATCCAGAGTAGCCGCCAAAAAGGCGGCGCGGATTACTTTTGAGGGAGTGTCTGAAGACCTCAAGCAAAAGGAGAAGCTGGCCGAACTGCAAAACAAGATCGATGAAGCTAGCGGAAAGTTGTCAGCGTCGCAGGCCGCCAAGCAGTTACAGTCTCTGCATGATCAGACCAATGAGGATTATATAAAAGCCTTCGGGGCCGCGCAAAATGCGGGTGCTGGGTATGATCTGAAGACTGCCGAGGCTCATAACGGGGAGGTTGATCTCCAACGTATCAAGGATAAGCAAGATGTCTGGAACTCTTCATTTCAGGGTGGCATGACGAGTGCGTTTGATGACCTGATCAAGCGCTCTGAGGACTTCAACGCTCAGTTTAAAGACCTCTTGATGAACACGGTCACCGATGTGAATGGCGCGATCCTCAAGTTGATGACCACGCACGATGATCCTCATCCCTTCAACGCGGCTGGCAAGGCAATCTTTGCCGGTGTCGCCAAGACCGGTCTAGAGGATGCAGAGGGTAAGGTGCTGAAGCTTCTCGGCTTTGCCAAAAATGATATCCAGAAAGTGTTCGTCACCAATCCTCCTGAAGGCGGCGCGGCGAATCATCTCGCCGGCGCGGGCTCATCTGGTTTGCTCGGTATTGTCAAGAATATCGAGCAGAAGGCTGCTCACATCGGAGGCATATTTGGAAAAGGCGGACTCCTTGACAAGCAGGCCGGTAGTGTCTCTAAGAATCAGCCAAATGAATCCTCGATTGGGTCTTATGTAAACGCCGGGGGGCAGGCGGCTTCCAAATTGCTCATTCCGCAATCCGGTAAGGCCTCTTCAGGAAGGTCGGGGGACGATAGTTCGTCAATGATGCCATCGTCACTACTCGCTCCGTCAACCCTGGGTCCAGATGACTTCTCCGACATACCTGGTCGCGCCGGCGGCGGACTCATGGGGCCCGGTAGCTGGTACCTGACCGGAGAGGACGGCCCCGAGCTGTTGCAAGTCGGCAACACGTCGAAGATCAACAATGCGAGGGACACGGCCAACCTGATGAATGGAGGCACGACGCACCATCATCACTACCATATCGGCGCTATCGACGCTCGCGGAGCTACCGATCCCGCCGCCGTCCATGCCGCCGTGCAGCGCGGCATTATGCAGGCAGCTCCGCACATAGCCGCCGCCACGCACGCCGCGGCTGCCGACAAAAAGCGCCGTACTCCTCGCGGCCACTAACCCCGCCCTGTCTATCAGGGTCGAATCCCCTGCTCTGTGGCGTACGCCTCGTGTGCGCCATCTCTGCAATTCAGTTGATCCCGCCAAATGTGAAGGTATGAAAATGAGAACATTGAAAATCGCTCTGGCGCTGCTCGCAGCGCTTTGCATCCTCGCGCCCACGGCGCGCTCTCAATCTGTACCTCTGGGCTGCACTAGGGTGTATGGTTTTGGACTACAGGATTCCAGCGGCAAATTGGCAAACAGGGCGCGCATCATATTTACCCCTGTGGATGCTACCGGTAATCGCCTGAGCTATCGCTCTCAGTGCGCAGTGAGTGGTCAGGTCTCTGCTGTGCCAGTGAGTGCGTTGGTGAGCAATGGAGCGTTTAGCCTGTTGCTGCCTGACACTACAATCACGAGCCCGCAGAATGTGTGCTTTGCGGTTACCGTGATCGATGTTGCATCAGGCAACAACTTGCTCGCATCTTCTGGGTATGCGTGCTCACAGCCGCATGCAACAGCGACGGGGGCAAGCGATTGGTGCCAGGCGAGTCAATGTGACTTTGACAACTTTGCGCCTAATCTGACTGCGCTCGCTGTGACCCAGACGGGGCCTCCTGGCGCTGCCGCAACAATTAGCGTGGGCGCGGTCACCGCATTGGCCCCTGGGAGTACGCCGACCGTAAGCAATACCGGCAGTCAAAATGCGGCGGTGCTCGCGTTTGGTTTGGTTACCGGAAACACGGGTGCAACTGGAGCTCAGGGTGCGACCGGACCCCAGGGATTGACGGGCCTCACTGGGGCCACTGGTTTGCAGGGTGCTCAAGGTATCCAAGGCGCAACAGGCACGACGCCTACTTTTGCAATCGGTACCGTTTCTCCTCTTTCCGCTGGCGCTTCTCCGACTGTGACCGTTTCTGGCGGCCCAAACTACACGATGAGCTTTGGGCTCCCGGCAGGGGCAACGGGGGCGCAGGGGATTCAGGGCGTAACCGGAGCGACGGGAGCTGTAGGATCGATAGGGCCGCAAGGTATGCCAGGAAGCTCGGCGACCGTGGCTATCGGTACTACCACAACTGGGGCGGCTGGAAGCAGTGCCGCTGTGAGTAACGTTGGCACCAATACAGCAGCAGTGTTTAATTTCACCGTACCGCAGGGTGCTCAGGGCATACAGGGGGCAACTGGGGCGACTGGATCGACCGGCGCGACGGGCGCTACCGGAACAGCCGCCACGGTGGCAGTCGGTACAACTGCTACAGGAGCGGCGGGCAGCAATGCCGCTGTGACCAATGCCGGAACAAGCGCAGCAGCAGTGTTCAATTTCACTGTGCCGCAGGGCGCACAGGGCATACAGGGAATTCAGGGAACCACGGGCGCAATCGGGCCAACGGGCGCAACTGGCGCAACCGGCGCGACGGGCCCGCAGGGCATCCAAGGTGCCACCGGGTCCACCGGAGCAACCGGCACGGCGGCAACAATCGCCGTTGGTATTACGACAACAGGTGCAGCCGGGTCGAGCGCCACGGTCGGCAACTCCGGCACGACTGGCGCGGCTGTCTTTAATTTCACGATTCCGCAGGGTGCAACTGGGCCACAAGGCGCTACAGGACCTCAAGGCGCTACAGGTAATACAGGCCTGACCGGAAACACTGGACCTCAAGGCTCCATCGGAGTAACAGTGAACTACTCGCCGTCTACGACCTACGCTCAAGGCGCAGTTGTGTTTTGTGCCGTGTGCGCAGCAACCGGATCAAGCTATGTCTCCCTTGCCGGGAATAACACAGGTAATGATCCATCGACTACGAGCGGATATTGGCAGATGATCGCGGCGGCGGGAAGCGGACTTGTAACTAACACCCCGGCGTGGCTGACCATGCTCGGCACGGGCGCTGACGGCTCCTGTGTGGTGGGTACATCGTGCCTTGGCAGTTCCAGCAGCACCCTTACGATGGGCGGTGAGTATTACTTCACTAATTTTTCTGTGCCATATGGGGCTACTGTACAAGTTGTCATGCAGGCCCCAACCGGAAGCAATCAAAACAGCCTTGTAGTACACGCCACCGGGGCCTGTACTGTGGCTGGCGAGATAGATGCTAGCTGGGACCTAATTCCGTTGATCGGTTCAAGCACGTATGGCTATGGCGGAGGAACAGGTGGAGTAGCAACGGGAACGGGTACGATAACTTATATCGGCAATTCTTCTATCAATGCCTTGCCAGCAGGGAAAGCGTACTCAGGAAATGGATACTCGCTAACGAACACGCAAATTCGTGGAATTCTCGGGGCCAACCCGTTTAATGACGGTTTGTTTTTTAGAGGGTCGCCGGGGTCGCCGAATGGTAATATTTTTGTATATGGCGCCCCCGGACTGGGAATAACTTTAATATGCGGCTCTATCATCGGCACAGACGGCGTGAACACGGGTACGCTGCTAGCCAACGGCGGCCCAGCAGCAACTTACTCTGCCGGGTCGGGCTACAATCAGGCTGGGGGCGGGGGCGGGGGCGTCGTTATCTTGTCTTCGCAGGCGACAATCGGCACTCTACCTGTCGTTAGTGTTGCAGGGGGGGCGGGTGAGATCGGAACGGCTGTTCTTGCTGCTCCATCACAGTCAGCCGTGACAACAATCACCACAGGCGGCTCCTGTGCTGCCAGCACACAGTATTGCTATCAAGTTGCGTCTCTGGAGGGTCCAAGCGGTATAAGTACGCCGCATTCAGAGCTATGTGTTACAACAGGGTCAACCACGAGCACGAACACGAATACTGTTCCCTGGAATGCTGTCTACGGAGCGACTGGGTACAACATCTACGGGCGCACAACGGGCGTTGAGCAACTTATCGGAACGGTCGGTGTGGGGACTACAACCCCATCATTTGTGGATACATGCACGGTAACACCCTCAGGGGCTTTGCCGACAGTAAACACCACAACTAACTGGTATAGCGTTCCTCAGGCTGTAGCAACAGCCGGAAGCTGCACCTCGCCACCGAAGGCTCTGCTCACAGCTACGAGCGGAGCACTTACGGCCTGCACGGTAATCCAGCAAGGCGCAGGGTGTGGTACTGGATCAGGTATCGTTTGGAAAATAATTGACCAGACAGGCGGTTTCAATGCCACCGGATCTATCACCCCCACATGGAGCAGTGGCTCAATGGTGAGTTGCACTGCATCGGGGGGAAGCGGGTATACGAACACCGAATACGGTAGCAGCTTCAGCGGCGGAGACGGCGGAGCAGGTTGGTATGCAGTTTTTCAAGGATGGTAGTAATGGCGGACAAATACGATTTGCACAACAATCCTGATGGCAGATTGCCGTATCGTCAGGTTTGACAATAACAGGAAACGTTGCTATTTCGGCAACTTGGCAATGCGTAATCTAATCAAGTAGGAGATCACATGAAGTCAACACTCAAATTCGCAGCGTTTCTTTTGATGGCGATTCCGTGCGCTGCGCAGGTGCAGATTGGTAACGGCGGATCTGTGCAGGTGGGCGCAAACGTCTCAGTAACTGGCTGCGGAGTATCGGCACCTTGCACGACCGCGCAGGGTGGCACGAGTGCCAACACTCCCAACGGCGGGATGTCCAATCTCGGCATGACGCAGACTGGCACAGTGGGCACATCTTCCCAGGTGGACACTCTGCCCGGAATACTCAACGTCGTAGGCACCGTCGCGGCTGGCACTGCGGTGTCTGCGCCGATTGCAACCTTGGGATCTGCTAATGTGCAAGGCGGTCCAAACGCTGTCTCAACGATTATCTACGACGACGATTGCATGTCAGACGCCGACTGCTTTATGACGCTGACGGCGCTGCATCACTGGATAGACACTGGCGAGACTAATGTATTAGCGATGGTGGCAGATGCGGCGGGGCTCGGCGCTCCTGTGATGTACATCTACAACACGTATTACGGTCACTCTGTACCGATTGGGGCGTATCAGGGTGGTACCGTCTCTGCCGCATCGCCGTTTACGAATGCGGTGGCCCAATTCGATCCCGGCGACACGCGGGCGAATTACCCCGATTGTGTCGTGACGCTGCGCACCGCACTTGCTGGGTCGGCAAACAGCAGCGTGACATATGTGGGGACCGGATATGCAAATTGCCTGACGGAATTGCTTGCGAGTGGCGCTGATAGCATCTCGTCGCTAACCGGTGTGCAGCTAGTAAAGGCCAAAATCAGCAAGTATGTGCAGATGGGGGGTGACTATCCGACCGGAAGTGAGTACAACTTTATCGGGACACCTGCGCAGTGGAATACGATATTCTCGACGTGGACCACTGCTAATGGGTATCCTCCAATTTATCTTGTAGGTGCAACAGCCGGAAATAACGCTGGTGGATACGGATTGCCGTGCTGGATTCCGCTCTCGCACCCTACGCAGTTTGTTGCCAACATTATTCATCCGTGTGAACCGGGCGGAGCGTGGGGGGTGATACCCTTTGATGTTCTGGCAGTGTATTACGGGATTTTCGGCAATTCAAATTCAGCCTTTACGCTGAGCGCAAGCGGTACCAATACTGTCAACGGTTCAACCGGCGCAAATTCGTGGTCGAGCAGTCCCGCATCTGGACAGTATTATCTGTCCGATGCGCAACCATCCATTTTCTACGAGTCTTATTTCGACGGATTTACTTTCAATGGCGCGGTCGGAAAACTGCCAGCCAGGATCTCCGGAACACTCGGCAACGTTGACCTGCAATGCACCTATCTGCATGGCTGCATTTTGCCTAATACGGTTTCTCAGGCGCTCAGTGGATTGATTGATCCGAGTTGGACTCAGACTGGAGCCACCATGTCGAGTACGATGACTCCGTCAAGCCTGAGATTCGACCAGTCACAACATACGCAGACAGCCCCGTATGTATTCAACACGTTGGCCAACAACTCTGAAACAGAGGGGCTTGTAACTTTTGCTCCAAATATGAGTGCAGGTTATGCCCTTTCAGCCATTAAATTCGGCGTGATGGACAACACCTACGACCGGGCAAATATGTACTTCAACTACATTGGTGACGGGAGCAACATCAATAACATCGGTTTCGGATTTTACGGTACCGGTCAGTTGTTCCAGATGTATGCTTATGGTCTTTTCAAGGCCCCGATGATGGCGTTTGGAACTGGAAATAATGTAAGCAGCACTCGCGGTACAGGTGGAAATGTGCAGCTTGCGTGGACCGAGTCAAGCACTGCTAACGATGTTGCTATCTACGATGCAATAGGCAATGTGCATGATTCAGGCGTGCAGGTCGGCGGTACCGGGTCGCCCATCTTTGGCGTGGTCGGGTCCAATGTGTCGCTTTCGAGCACGCAATACACCGCGCCCGGTGTTAGTTCTGTAACAGCGACCGAGACTTCTAAACAAACAATGATACCTGAATCGGGAACGCTTAGTTCGTTTTATCTGTTCACAACAACGGCTCAACCAAGTGACGCTGGGATGACAGTTACCGTGAGAGTAGCGGGAGCGGACACCGCCCTCACGTTCACGATTCCGGCCAATGCGGCGGCAGGAACGTTTTCAGATCTTACACATTCCATGATAGTGACAGCGGGGCAAACACTCGGCGTGAAGTTCGTCAATTCGTCAACGAGCGCCAGTGCGGTCATTGGCGGATACGGAATCGTCTTGAAGTAATCAAGCTGAATACATCTGAACGGTACCTACTCGTCAGGTGGGAGGTAATTCGGGGCATGAAGCAGATACTCACGGCGCATACGTAGGCAACTAAGATGTGCGCGCTGCGGGGCCTGAGCAGGACCGCAGTGCGCCCTTCATTCCTTCCCGTCGCTCCAGTGCGGCGCGGTATCATTGCCCCAGACTGGCCGCTCATCGTGCACGATCTGCATGTCGTGGCAGCAATGCTCGCCGCTGGTATGCTTGCGCTTTGGAGTGCCCGTGCAGTACCGCGGCGCAAAGTCTGCCAGGCCGATGTACCCGCATTTGGACGGCAGTACGCCATGGCGCTGGGATATATATATACCTCATTGGCGTGACTGGGTCTCCTACTTTCCGATATGCGATGGTAGCGGAACGTCTTCAGTAGCTGAATAACCGCTGCGGTGCCCGAGCAGGACCGGCAGGACTCCAGTAATCGGGAAGCCGGGGTTGTAGAGATTACGGGCCTATCGCGGGGCGCGTCAAATCGCTGGAGGCAGAGATGGCGACAGCATTGCCAATTCTTAAAGACCTGAAAACCGCAGCGGATCGGCGACTGAGGTACAGTATGCGCGAACTCTTTACCAAATTGGCTACGTGTATCGCGGTTCCACTTATGCTCTGGGTGGTTCCAAAGGCGGTGCTGGTGGCAACGGGGGCGGTGCGCTTATCCTTGTCTGCCCGACCATCGTTTTCACTGGCACCATTGATGCATCGTGTGGAGCAGGGGGCGCATCGACTGGAAACAGTATCGGCGGTGGTAGTGGCGGTGGACTGGTTTTGATGTCGGCGCAGGTCTACAGCGCGAATACCGGAACCATCAATGTATCAGGTGGCGCGGGTGGCAGTTGTGGGTCGTATACGGGATGCGGCGCGGGTGGGACAGGTGCTGCGGGCAATAAGTATCAGGCCACCATCCAGTAGGAAACGTAGTTGCACGCTGCTTTGTGCACTATTATCTGAGTGGCATAAACTTCACGGGAGCTAGTCATGATCTCAGTTCAAGAAGTTATTACCGACCCGGACATGGCTGCTCCTGAGCCTTACCAAATACTGCGGTCTACGGGCACTTACATTGCAGGCGGGTTCCAGAGTGTGACAACCACTATCTCGTGTTTTGGACCGGTTCAGCAAGCTAGCAACAAAGAAATTCAGATGCTGTCAGAAGCCGATCGTATTGGCAGTATCAGTGCCTTTTGGAGTACGCAGCCCGTTTACACCACGCGCGGAACGGCGGCAGTACCAAGTGTGCAAGGCGAAGTGCCTAGCGGAGCGGTTCCTGGTACGACTTACACACTGTCGCTTACCCCACCCGGTGGAGTCATCGACTTGTATGTCAACAGGCTGCTGAAAACACCTGGTATGGACTATGTATTATCAGGCACGCGCATAGCACTCACCACGCCTACTCCATCGGGTGCAAAGCTGTGGGCGCAATGGAATGTCACGGCCAACGTGCAGGCTGCCGCCAGCGACATTCTGGTGTATGACAGTGTTCAGTACCGTGTACTTCAAGTTTACCACGACACTGGGTGCGGCTACTGGAAAGCACTAGGAACGCGGATGTCGGCGGCATGACGACTTCTACGACATATCCTAATGGCCAGACGCTTACCTCCACTGCCGTCACACAGCAGGCTATGCAGATTTTAATACAGAATGTGACATGCGGAGCGCTGGGAGTTAACCCACCTGATTACTCGCAGGTGAAAATTGATTGGCCGCAGGAAGGTCAGCCCTTTACACCGTTGCCGTCGGTCGATGGATGCTTCCTGGCCTGCGCCATCAAAGACGAAGATTACAGCAAGGTTCGCGACCAAGTGTTCAGCGGCACCGGGCTAGTTACCGAGACGTGGGTCTACACGCGCGGTTGGCACATCGCTTGGACGCTGTATGGACCTAATGCGGTGGATCGTGCACGACAGCTTCACAGTGCCACTTTCATGGACTGGTTTAACGATCTACTGTCAACCAGCAATCTGTACCCACTCAGCGACCCGCCTAATCCTACTTACATTCCAGAGGCGTGGAACGCACAGTGGTGGCCGCGCAGTGATTTCTATCTTGATCTTTATGAGAAGGTTACCGAGACCATTCAGGACGGCGCAGTTACTAGCGTCGAGGTAAGTCTTAACGCCGATGACCTGGGCAAGGTCGCGGACTTCACAGTTACTAAGGAGTAAGAAATCATGGCCAATGTGCCTCCTCTGTCCCTCAGCGACATCGTGGACATTTCCGTTACGGTGGCGCCATCGGCCGTGACGGCCAACAGTTTTAACCAGGGTATCATCATCGGCCCTAGCACCGTCATTCCTTCTTACGGTGCCAACCCACGCCTGCGTCAGTACGGTGCAGGGGCTACCGCCGCTTTGAACGGCATGTTAGCTGACGGTTATACGTTGGCTAGCCCGGAGTACATTGCCGTGCAGATTTACTTCAGTCAGACACCTGCGTCTTCATACGCGTGGGTCGGTTGCCAGGATCTCACCGCGTTGCAGACTATCACTATCAATGCGGCCGGCACGGGCTGGGCCGTGGGTGATACATTCAGTGTAGTCGCTTCTGGAGGTAGCCATGGCGTGGGCACTATTCTCGCCGCAACGGGCGGTGTACCCAGTTCTATCGGAGTCGCCATTCAAGGCACCGGCTACGCGGTTGAGGCAGCCACCACGACTGCCATAGTGCCCTCCGTCGGCGCTGGCCTGACCGTTCATATCACGGCAGTGGGTGAGACGCTCCTACAGGCCTCTGAGGCATGCCGCGCGGCTAATTCGACGTGGTATGGATTGATGGTCTGCGGTCCGACAGACGCTGACAATTTGGCCATCAGTACCTGGGCCGATCCATTGTGGGCTACCACGCGCTACTATCCGTGGTCTAGTACGGCTGCAATTCCGGCTGGCACAGCCGGAAACCTAGCCTTAGAGTTGCAGACGCTGAAGCTGCGCGTGATCGGAACTTATGCCACCACGCAAAGCGGTTTGTACCCTAACAACATCTACGCGGCCGCAGCTGCCATGGGTGTTGAAATGGGTTTGAACACCGGGCTGGCTAATAGTTTCTTTACCATTGCACACAAGCAGCTAGCCGGCATTGCACCTGAGCCGCTTAGCCAGACACAGTACAACACCATCATCGCGGCGGGCTTCAACGCTTGTTGCAACTTCGCACCTTATCAGTTGTATGAACCTGGTTTCATGTCCAACGGTGCACCTAGTTATCTGTGGCTGAACCTCGCCATGTTGGTGGCCAATCTGCAAATCAATGAGCTGAATGTGCTACAGAGCACCGTGGCTGTGCCGCAGACCAACGCAGGCGAGCACTTACTGATTCAAGCTGCTAACTCGGCTTGCGACACTATGGTGAGTATCGGTTTCCTGTCCGGCGCTGTGTGGGAAGGTGCGCCGGTGTTAAATCTGACTACCGGGCAGGCCTTGCCATCCGGCTACTTGAATCAAGCCGCACCCTACGCGCAGCAGTCAGCTGGTGACCGAGCTGCTGGCAAGGCGATGCCGATCTATTGCGCGGTGACGACGGCGGGCGCAGTTCAGAGTCTGCTCGTCGGCGTGTATACGCAGCTCTAAAGAGCTCAACATTCGGGGATAGGGTCTCGAGCCTGACAAGTGCGGCATCACTCACCGTGCTTCCCCGATTAACTTTGAGTGCACAGGGAGTGGCTTATGTGCGAAGCAGTTTGTGACAAGCACTTAATTTCTGAGTGCACTGTTTGCGAAGCTAAATTGCTAGAGGCAGTGAAGGGCCGGCTAGACTTAGCTACTGAACCTTGGGGATGTATCTACAAGTTAACAAGCATCAAGAAGCCGAAGAAGTGCTACGTCGGAAAAGATAAGAGTGGCGACCCTGCGCGTCATAGATGGAAGGGCCACCTTGCTGACGCGTTTGCCGAGAAGGATCGCAGGCCGCTGTACAGCGCGCTTAGAAAGGCCGACCGAGAATCGGGCGGTCTTACCGTAGGCTTTACCGCTGAAGTAATTTGGCGTGGCCCAAGATCACTTCTGAACGAGAAAGAAATTTATTACATCAAGAAGTGCCGTGCATTCATTGATGAAGGTGGCTATAACTTGACGCGCGGCGGTGACGGGCTGAGCCTCGGATTTAAGCACTCTGAGCAAGCTAAGAGAAACATGAGCGCAGCGCAAATTAACAATTATGCGAAGCCAGGCAGACTGGAGCGCCAAAGTACTGCGATGCTACGGTGCTACGAAGATTTAGCGGAGCATGAAAAGAAGAGCGTGGCACAGTTGCGTAGCTATGCTGAGCACCCTGAACGACGCGCACAGCAGAGTGCCATATTACGACTTCGGTATGAAGACCCCGACGAACGCGCAAAATCTGGCAGAGCACACCAAGCATACTGGGCCAAGCCAGAGTCGCACGAAAAGGCGTGCATCGCCGTGCAGCTTCGCTATGCAGATCCGGCGGAACGCGAGAAGCAACGCATCGGTACTACGCACCGATATGAGGACCCAGTAGAACGCGAAAAGACACGCAGCATAACGGTGCTGCGATACGAAAACCCAGCAGAGCGCGCAAAGACGGGCGCAACATCGAAGCGTGCCTGGGATCGTAAAACACCCGAAGAACGCGCAGCATTCGGAGCGGCCGTAAGTCGCGGGCGCAAAGGAATAACATCTAACAACTCAACGAAGACAAAGAGGTGATTACGTGGGCGTCGGCGCAACTTACAGTTTCAAAGCATTAGTCGGAGTTTTAGTAAATTCGGTCTTTGGCGTCAGCATTCCGCTCACCGGCGGCAATGTTGGCTTTGGCCAGATGACTGTTACCATGACGACGGAGCGCACCGCGCACGATGTTGCGGCGGACGGTACAGTGCTTATTTCGTACATTGCCGGCGACAACGGCGACATCGCGATCGAAGTCCAGGAGTCGTCCGTCCTGCACTCGGCGTTGCTCAGCCTCTACAATCAGGCCATCACGGCAGCTAACAACGACGATGTTAGTGGTTGGGCCGCAACTACTATCAGCTTCCGCATGCTTACGGACGGCACCAGCCATGTTCTGAGCGGTGTAAGCTTTGGAAAAATTCCTGACAAACCTTATCAAGCGTCTGGGCAGAAAATCACTTGGCGCATGATGGCGGCCAATATCGTTAACCAGTAGATACCTATCCTGCAAGGAGGACATGATGCACGAAGCTACAATCGTAGTACCAGTTGACGGCGTAAACTATCAGATACGCCGAATGACGCCCGCCGTAGGAAGTTACATTTGGCAGCGCCTTATGGCCGCCGTGTACAAGGCGAGCGAAGGGCGAAAGGACGAAGTATCTGCGGAGCCTGTAGCAGAGGTTCCGCAGCCCAGCAACGCAGATCGCCTGCGCGCCATGTGTGGCGTGGCCTTCATGTATCTAGACTTCGACGACTTTGAGTTCGTGCAGAAGAACTGCATGCGCACGGTGTCGCGCGAAGAACCTGGCATGGGGTACATTCCAGTAGTGGCGGACAGCGGGCAGTGGGCCGCCAAGGACTTGGAAACAAATCCTTTTACGATCACACGCCTGATGGTGGAGGTCTTGGTCGTGAACCTCGCGAGTTTTTTGGAATCCGGCGCGGCTCTGACAGCGAAGTAGAGTGGAACCCCGCGCCATTTCCAACCATCGACGCATTGGTGTGGGCGCCAGTAGCAGCAAGCCTCTGGCGCCAGCACGAGATTAGCGATGGAACTTACGACGTTCAGGATTTGCTTGACGTTCTAGAGTTCTTGGATGTCAAGACCGAGAACGAACGACGCTACCGTGAGTGGCGAGAAGGGCAGGCGGCTCAGTGAACGTACTCGACGAGTATATGATTCGGCTAGGAACCTCGGTGGACGCCGCAGGCCTTTCGCGCTTTCACAACGCGTTGCACGAGGCTCGTCAAGCCGTCGACTCTAACATGCAGTCGATGGCCGGGGCGATGCTGAAGACTTCGACGGAGTTGGTCAGCGGCTTTGCGGCAATCGGCGGTGCGGCAGTTGGTTTGGCTGACAAGGTGGCGATGGCTGATCAGAACTACCGCCTCTTCGCGTTAAGGCTATATATGTCAAAAGACGCAGCCCGCAGTCTCAAGGTCACCATGGACGCACTCGGCGAGCCGATGGAAAACCTGATGTGGGACCCCGAGCTGCGAGAGCGGTCCAAACAGCTTATCGCCGATCAGAAGGCCATGGCCACCGACATGGACTTTGATGCACAGATGCGTAAGATTCGCGATGTGCGGTTCGAGTTCACGCGCATGGAGGTCGAGGTCAAATACCTCGGCATGCACGTTGTAACTGACTTTATGAAGGCCCTGGGAATGGGCCCTGATGATTTGCTGAAGAAGCTGCGTCAGGTAAATGACTGGATCATCAAGCACATGCCTGAAATCTCGGCGACAATCGTCAAATACTTCAAGCCAATCTGGAAAGACATCGTCACCATCATGAAGGACGTAGGCCATGTCTTTCAAGACTTTGCCACGATATTTGATAACGTGGTGGCAATGCTTTCTGGCGACAAGACCCTGCGAGGTGTGGCTACTTTCGATAAGTTTGCGCATTCAGTGTCGATTATTGTCGACTGGCTGGCTAAGGTCACAGACTTCTTGGTACAAATCACCGGGCTACTGTCTGGTGCACTTGTAGGCGGCACCGTCGGCGGATTGCTAGGCTCCATCGTCGGCGGCATCGCAGGCATCCCCGGCGGTCCTGCTGGCATCGCGGCGGGCATCGCGGCGGGCGGGGCTACTGGAACCGCCATCGGTGCTGGCGCAGGCGCTGTGACGGGCGGTACATTCGACATCTACCGGCACTATGCACTAGATCAAGTTGGAGGCGCTGGTCTTACTGGCACTCCACACATGACTCACGTACCTGGTGTGGCGGACCAATCGTGGCGTACTCTAGCAGGTGCTACGGGTGGCGCGGTTAGTCCTGAGTTATTGTCAGCTCTGGCACGGTCGGAATCCGGATCGCTCGGCATGTCGGCCGTTAGTTCGAGGGGCGCAGTCGGTTACATGCAGCTTATGCCTGGCACAGCCGCGCAGTATGGCGTTGATCCATACAACCCGGTAGATAACTTGCGCGGCGGTACTGCTTACATGCGCGACCTGATGAAGCGGTACAGCGGCAATGAAGCTTTAGCCCTTGGGGCCTACAACGCCGGTCCAGGTCGGATGGACGCCGTGCTAGCTGGCAAGGCTACACTGCCTGAAGAAACCAGGAACTACATCGCCTCGACACTCGCTCGTGAAGGCAAGTCTGGCAGTGTCCAGATAGGTTCCGTTACCATTCAAATAACTCAGAAGCCGGGTGAGAGTCAGCAGGAGTTGGCCACTCGTACGGCTACCGCACTGCGTGATGTCGCGGGAAAGCAGACGCAGCGTAACTTGGCCGAGTTCAACGCCGTTAGCTGGAGTTACTAATGACGGTCATTGCAGCTACACAGACTTACGGAGCCTACCGTCCACCGCAATGGACCGGCCCGGCCATGGTGTCCATCACTGTTGTGCCGCAGACGCGGTCTAGCACTACCACGACCGACGCTGCAGGCAATGTCAGTGTCGTCATCAATGCCACGGCAACAACGACCTACGTCTTCGACGCCGTGTTGGGACTGGACCACGACCAGCGGCTGGAGAAGACTCACCACCCGGTACAGACCGGAGCGGACATCTCTAGTCACGCATACTTGATGCCGGCTCGGCTCACGTTAGAAGTCGGCATGTCAGATGTGATGGACAGCTACGCACACAGCGCCGTCAACTCTGTTGCGACAGGGTCTAGTATCATCACTCCATGGGTGGGCCGCGCATCTAAGAGCGTGTCAGCTTATCAAACCATACTCGGTCTTCAACAGTCGCGCCAACCACTGACCGTGACGACTAGATTACGTACTTATACTAACATGGTTATCTTGGCAGTATCGCCGCGTGAGGATTCCAGGACCATCGCTGGGCTGCGCATGCGGGTAGAGTTCGAGCAGATCTTCACAGCGTCTACCACAACCGCGCCGGTCAGCGCGCGCAGTAACGACACAAGCACTACCGGGCTGGGCACCGTCAGCCCGTCGCCAGTTCCTACGGTTACACAGCAGCAATTCCAGCAGCCACAAGCCGCTCCCAGTACGCCGTATACTGTGTCTACTCCTGAGTCAGTGTTAGCGCCCTGGAGCACACCGGACAGCTTAACTGGCATCGGCGGCGTAACAGATATACCTGGCGCTGGCAGCTACTCTAGCGTGGCAGGCCAGCGAGGATTAAAATGAGTTCACAGATAGTGTCACTTGTAACTGCACCTAACCAGACCTTTGCTGTAGAATTGACCGTCAACGGGCAGGCATTGACCTTGGTGCTTGGACTGAGTTATTCAGCCATGGCCGGTTACTGGCAGTTGTCAGTAACCGATACAAGCGGCAATCTTCTAGTGGCCTCGGTGCCGCTAGTAACAGGGCGCTACCCGGCGGCAAACATACTGGCACAGTACCAGTATCTGCAGATCGGAAGTGCTTACTTGCTGAATACTGGAAACGCACCCACTGATTATCCAGGCACCAGTGATCTTGGGCAGTTCAGTTTGCTGTGGGGTGATAATGTCTAATGCTGTCAGCAACATCCCACTGTGGGGTCAGGCATGGAAGCTGGTAGTCACCTATGCTACGAATGGCGGCGCAGCTGAGACCCTTACACTCGGGTCTGAGTCTTGGATTTCAGATTCTCTACGCATAACGTTCGAAGTTGTGCAGTCCATGAACTCTTCGCCGATCTGGTACGCCGACATTTCCATTTACAACATGGATGCTGAGGTAGCGCAGAACATTTCTTACAACGCTACCTGGGCAACGCTGTACGCAGGTTTTCAAAGCACGTCCAGCCCTAATTACATGGGGCGTATCTGGGATGGCCCAGTGTTCCAAGTAATCTATACACGCGAGAATGTAGTAGATCAGAAGATCACGTTGCACTGCGTCGCGCTACTGACACCTGATGACAGTAACCTAGTTAATTTCCCCATGGGAGCTGGTAGTAGTCAGCAGCAGCTTGTCAACCGCATGATTGCAGAGAATAACACGCCGGTTCAGCTGGGCACCGTCGCCACGCAGCGTATGACTGCCACACAATATCCACGCGGCAATACATGCTTTGGTAGTGTAAGTAAGTTTCTGTCGCAGCTAGCTGACAGCAACTTTGTTCAGACTTGGAACGACGGTAAGCAGGCCTACATCAGCGAGGTTGCTAGCGGTTCGCTCACACCCAAGTATATCTACAGCCCGGCCTTTCCACCAGGCGGAGTCGCCAATGCCAACGACCTGCCTGCTGGTACTAACCAGAGCATCATCGGTACACCGCAGCAGATACAGCAAGGCGTGGTGTTCAGTGTACTGCTGGACCCAAGACTGAGTGTAAGTCTGCCGCCGTTGGTGGTACAGCTAGTACGTACCAACATCGCCTTTTTGGTGCGCACACCGTCAGTCAATGATGAACTTCCAACCGTTGCCAATAGTAACCTCATTTTTTATGTCACGCAGGTTAGACATAGCGGCGACACGCGTGGCAATGAGTGGTCGACGGAAGTAACTGGATTCGGCACCGATTATGGGCAAGTGCTGCTCAACATGTTTACGAGGTAGACGACCGTGTCCTCTAATATGCCAGGCCTAAACCCACTTTACAACCTATCTCCAGAGCAGGTGCTGCGCGCACAGTCAACGCAGTGGCGGCAGATTGTTCGACAGGCGCTGGATGATACGCGGTGTGCTTCACCAGCTTTTCTTACCGAGAATTTGGACCCAGTGACACAGACGGTCACGGTACAGGTGGCGATTCAAGAACGCGTGCGCACTAACAAAGGTCCTGCTTGGACCGATCTTCCCATTATCATCAAGGTACCAGTGGTACTGCCTCGTGGCGGCGGATTTAGTCTAACGCTGCCCTTGAAGAAGGGCGATGAAGGGCTGCTTGTCTTCTGTGATACATGCTTCGACTTCTGGTGGCACAATGGCCAGACCAACAGCCCGGTAGCGTCTGGTAAGACGGCGCCTAGCGGCACCCAGCGGCAGAACGAGGTACGACGTCACTACATCCACGACTGCGGTTTCATACCGGGCATGTGCAGTCAACCTAACAATCTAAGTGCGTATTCAACCACCAGCATGCAGTTGCGTAGCGATGATGGTACTACAGTGATCGACGTAGCCGCAGGTTCTGTCACGGTTACAGGCGCTCAGGTAATAGTAAATGCATCGACAAGCGCTACGGTCATTTCGCCCGCTGTCAGCGTCAAGGCTGCTAGTGGCACTCCGCAATTTCTAGTAACGGCTGACTGGCTGACCTGGTACACTACAAACATTCAACCATTTTTAGTAAGTAAAGGTTATGTCGGCCCCGTTATGCCATCTGATTCACATACAACAGTTTTGAAAGGCCAGTGACAAATGGCGTCAATTTCTTATCTGCCGCTCGATTCTGCTTATGACCCTGTATTCTCTGACGGTGCATCGTTAACTGGAGTGCAGGCTGTGTCACAGGCTATCCTTACGCGGTTGAAGCTGTTCTACGGTGAGTGGTGGGAAGACTTGACGCTAGGTTTGCCTGTGTTTCAGCAGATGCTAGGTCAACTAGCGTCTAAACGCGGAATGGCCGCGATGCAACTAGCCATCGTGCAGAACATCGAAGGGCTAACTGCCTACGTGACGGCTGTACAAGACGTGCAGGTGAGTTTTATCAGTGGGCGATTCGCCTTCACGGCCACAGCGCAGACGATATTCGGAACTGTAACAGTAAGTAGTGGGCTACCGGGTGCGGCGGCCAGCTTGGAGACATAGCACATGGCTTACGCGCCTCCTACCGTCACCGCCGCTGGGCTCACTGTAGCGACTTACCAAGACATTCTAGCAGACAACCTTCAGGCCTATCTTAACATCTACGGCCAGAATCAGTACATTGGCAAAGACAGCGCGATTTATCAGCTGCTGTCGATCTTGTCGTTAAAACAGTCAGACGCCAACCTGGGCCTTCAGCTAGTTTACAACCAGTCGTCACCGCAGACGGCCGTTGGCGCAGGTCTGGACCGTGTCGTCAAGATGAATGGTCTTGCGCGCGAGCCATTCGGCTACTCGACCGCTGTACTAACACTTAACGGTACGTCTGGCATTCCGGTAACTAATGGCTATGCACAGGATCAATCGGGCAATCTCTGGGCACTGCCGGCGACGGTGACCTTGGTAGGTGGTACCGCTGCGGCGACTGCTACGTGTACCACGCCGGGTAACATTGAAGCTGAACCTGGCACCATCAACATCATAGCAACACCTGTAAGCGGCTGGGCTACGGTGACTAACGCGGCAGCTGCGATAGCTGGTACCGCCGTCGAAGCCGACTCACAGCTACGTGCTCGACAGTCTATCAGTGTAGCGCTGCCCTCACTCACACCGCTAGCAGCTACGGTAGCTGCCGTACTCGCTGTATCAGGCGTGACACGCGTAGCACCTGGTTACCCCACGCCCGGTGGTCCAGGATCATCGATCGAGAATCCTACCGGAGCCACCGATAGCTGGGGCAACCCAGCGCACTCGGTTTCTATGGCTGTCGAAGGTGGTACGGATTTGGCCGTGGCCACTGCCATCTACTCCAAGAAGACCATAGGCTGTGCCAGTCACGGCTCTACGGCAGTGCCGATTACTGACGCCAACACTGGCTACATAGAGGTCATCAGTTTCTACCGGCCAGCCTACGTGCCAATCTACGTCAGCGTAGCCATTCATGGTTACAGCGCAGTACCGACCACCACAGTGCAGGCAGCGGTGCAGGCGGCGGTAGTTAACTACTTGAATGAGTTGTCGATCGGTGAGACGGTGCCTATCTCGGCCGTCAATTACGTGGCCATGGCAGTTAACGCCAGCCTGCCGGCGCCCGCGTTCGGAGTGCAGACTTTGACAATGGGCATAGCTGCAACTCCGACTGGAACTTCTGATGTGGCCATGCCTACTTTTTATAGTGTGGCAAGCGGCGTGACTGCCAACGTTGTAGTAAGCGTGGTGTAGACTATGAGTGGAACTAATCCGTACTACGGAGCTGGCGGTTATGGGCAGGGTGGTTATGGAAATCAGCCCTTAGAGGCGCTGCCACTTGGCTACTACACTAACCTGCTTTCATCGCAGTATGTAAACTCACCAAAGCTGAACAAATTGCTGAATGTACTACTGCGCAAGTTCGACGATGTCACAAACTGCATGATTCAACTGGACACGGCGCTAGACTTGGACGACGCCATAGGCAAGCAGTTAGATCAGCTCGGTACCATTGTCGGAGCCTCTCGCACTCTGGCCTTCCAACCCAGTCACAGTGTCAGCGCTGTACTAGATGATGGCACTTACCGCACACTTATCAAGGCGAGAATAGCGCAGAACCAGTGGGACGGCACCATTGATAGCCTTTATGCAGCGTGGTACAGCCTGTTTCCGACAACCAGTATCGTAATTGCCGACAACCAGGACATGACCGCAACGTTGTTTATCGGCGGGCTACCTTCGTCATTGCTGTTAGACATGATTGCAGGCTACGCTGTTGGTAGCGCTACTACTGGAGTAGTCAGTAACAGCTTAATCGTGCCCAGACCGGAGGGCGTGCAGTACTCATTTAGTACTGGAACACTTCCAGCTTTTGGTTTTGGCAGTTCACCCGGCTTCATCGCCGGCTTTGGAGAGGGGCACTGGTAAGCATGGCCACAAGTAACTTTCTACAGTGGAATCCGACGGCTGCGAATCAAGAGTCAGATTCAACTTACCTGGCAGACTCACAGCGCGTAGGCGGTGCCACAGATCCATCTATCTTCGACGCCGCGCTGGCTAACAAACTGTTCTATCAACTTTCGACCGGCATGACTGCTCTGATGCAAATGATGGCCTACAAGGGCTTTCCAGTGTCAGACGCCAGCCTTGGCACGCTGGCCGCACAACTGGCGAACATACTTACCACGGCCGACCTGCGTGGCTATGCCGGACTACAGACGGTGCCATATGCATCGTCTGTAGTCCTCAACGCTGGGCAGTATCTAAACTGGCAAGTGGCGCTCAATGGTAACACATCAATCACAGTAGCAGGTGCCTTGCCCGGTGATCTGCTCACGGTGATATTCGTCAATGACAGTACAGGCGGTCACACTGTTAGTTGGTCGGCTCCATTTGTGAATGGTGCTCAGCCAGGTGCAGCCGGCGGCGCTACCAGCATTTGTACGTTCAAGGTAAGGTTAGATGGCTCAGTCGTGCCTTCTGGGCCGGTGATGATGCTGGGCGGTGTAGTCAATACTGCGATCGACAGCTCACCGATAGGTGCTACTACACCGTCTACTGGAATCTTCACTACTGCGGCGGCGAGTGTGCAACTCACAGCACCTACCGTAGCGTCGACGGATAACAGTACCAAGGTAGCTACCACGGCATGGGTTCAGTATTTAATGGCAAACTCTATACCCGGTTCTCAAAGTGTAACCCTGCCAGGTGGTTTCATCATTAAGTATGGAACTATCAGCGACATGAGCTACGGCGCGGTCACGTTTGATACACCGTTTCCTACTGCGGTGCTCGGCTACGCCTGTGCGACGGGCGGGTACTATGACAGGATAACGTTCTTCAACGTAATTCCATCCACCACCGGGTTCAGCTTGGCTAATAACGGGTCAGGTGCCAGTGCTGGATGGATCGTGGTGGGGCACTAATATGGCAAGTGAGACCACGACGCCGAACATTGGGCTACAGATAGCCGCCTTTAACCAGTCTAACTGGCAGGTGCCAACTAACTTCAACTGGAATATGTTGGATTTAATTTTTGGCGGCCAGATTCAGATTCCTGCACTAGACGTAGCCAACTTCGCGGTGGCTAACGTCGCGGCGTTACTCGTGCCGTGGTTTAAGAGTGAGCAGCCGGCAGGCGTTATTCCAGGTTCTGTGTATACGTTGAGCTACGCCCCGGTGCTGCTTTTTGGAATATACCAGAACGGCTTGTTGCTACGACCCGCACTTGATTACACGTTAAATGGCAACGTAGTGACGCTAGCTGCGGCCACTACCGCGTCCACCGATACTATATGGGCAATCTACTTGTGGGAGGCTGCAGCATGGTCTGGAACGTTCCCAGCACCGAGCGGCGTAGCGTCTGGTCTAGTCACAGTACCGTGGTCGACTACGCCGGTCTTCGATGCTTCAAAAGGCCTTCAGTTTAACATCACACTTACCGGCAACGTAGTAAACAGCTTATTCATCAATGGTGCGGCTGGGCCCACTGTGGTAGTGCTGACCATAGTGCAGGATGCCACTGGCGGGTGGACATTCGTCTGGCCTTCGAACATGCACAACGGTGGTGTGGTAGATACAGACGCCGGTTCTACCAGTACACAAATGTTTGCGGTCAACGCTGACGGTAGTGCAAACGCAGTTAGTCCAATGATGTATTCTTAGGAGTTTCAAATGGTGCGCAAAGTATTACTGACTGCCATTTTAATCGGCACTGTCACAGCGGCATTTGCACAATCTCATCAGGGACCGACCAAGGTGACAGGTACCTTGGAAGTTACAGGTCAAACCACGTTTGACAATGCGCTGCACATGCCACTGATCGCTGCTTTAAGCGGGCATACCTACTGCCTTCAGATTGACTCTGCCGGCAACATCACTAACACCGGAGCAGCGTGCGGTGGTAGCGGCAGTGGGTCCGTTACCAGTTTTGCTGCACCATCAGCAAGCTGGCCCTCATGGCTTGTGCCAACCGTAACAAACTCTACCACTACACCGTCGTTGGCTGTGTCTGCCAGCGCAATTCCTAACAGTGCACTGGCCAGCAGCGCCACCACTGTTAATGGTCAGACCTGTACCCTAGGTTCTACATGCTCAGTAACTGCTGCGGCCGCTGGTGTCAGCGTAGGCACAACGACAGTTGGAAGCGGTACGAACGGTTATATACTCTACAACAATGCCGGTACACTTGGCAACCTGGCGACGACCGGTGCAGGTTCGGTAGTTCAAGCTGCAAGCCCGGCACTGACTGGAGTGCCTACGGCACCCACGGCAGCGGCAGGTACGAATACACCTCAAATTGCGACTACCAGTTTTGTGCAAAATTCTCTGACTAATTATCTGTTCATCTTGCCTGCAAGTTGGAGTGTTCAGAGCACGCTGTTTTCCACGAGCACAATGCTTGGAAGCGTATACTACGTGCAGTATACAAGTCCAGTATACCCGACAATGACCGTGCGGTTGTCTGGCGCTATCTCGTGTACGGTAGCACCGATAGTGAACCTTATGGACCTCGGTGTTTCTCCTACTACAGCCTATGGAAGTGCGACGTCTATAGGTTCGGTGACGACCGGTACGTCCGATGGTGTGTACGGTTCTGGAACCGCCGTGATCGGCGGCACAGTGACAACGACCGGGCATTACTACGGAATAGCCTTCAGCGCCGGGACCTGCGCGACTGCCCCGACATTCGATATCAGCGTGCTTTCAGTGTGGTAACCGCAAGACTCAGTACTGCGGTTACTTCTTTACGACGGTACGGATTGGGAGGTACTGATGGAGTGTAGTGAAGGGTGCAGAGCTTTGGATAAACTCGCAGGTGAAGTTGATACTACTACCGCGCTGCTTGACGCACGGACTGCGCGGGTCGAAGATGGTGTCGCCAACTTCAGGCTATTTCAAGTTGACGTGCGTGCCTTTATCACGCGAGCAGACACGCGTGATGAGTAGCATCGTAATTTTCAAGAGACGCGCGACAAGGAAATCAAGGATGCACTCTTGGTGCATTACCAAAAAATAAACGCCGTGAACGCCGAAATTGGTAACAAGTTGACACGCAAGAATCTTCTGTGGAACATCGCGGCCGTGTGCGTCGCCGCCGCCGGTATTGCCATAACGCTGGTTATGGGAATCGTGGCTAGCTACGTCGTGCATCATTCTGCCGCCGCACCACTGGAACTACTGGTGAGACCAGACACTGCACAAGTATTGTCTGCCCACGTAACTCCTCAGGGTTCTTTTGAACCATCGATACGATAGGAGAACATTATGCCGCACGATCCACCGCCAGACTCTTGTATCGCAAAGCCGATACCCAACAAGTCAGATTTACCGACTCCTGAGGATCTTCGAGAAAAGAAATGACCACTAAACAAGGATTGATTAGCGTTGGAATCGCGGCCCTGTCGCTGTCCGCGATTACGATTGAAATAGTTCACGAGCGCGAGCTACGCATCAAGGCTGAAGTCACGGCCGAGGATGGTGCAAAGATCATAGCAGCTAATAAGCAGGCTATGGATGAGCGCGACAAGGCCGATGCTGCACAGCAGCAGTCAGCAAAGATCGCGGCGGCAGCCGTAGCTACGGCACCACAGGCTGCTAAGATCATCATGCAGTTAGTTCCAGTGCCTGCCACGTCCGGCGCAGCTGCTTCGACACTGCCGCAAGCCGTAGTAGCGCAGAAGCCAGATTTGTCAGCGCAGGTTCAAGCACAATTGCCCAATGCAGCCAGCTACGTTGTAACGACGCAGGATCAGGCCGTAGCCACTGCCAAGAAGCTTATTCAATGTGAGGCTGATTCAACCTCACTTACGGCGTGTAGGTTGGACAAGACTACCTTGACTGATTCACTGAAGACTGAGACTGACGTGGCTGCTAGCTGGGAAACAGCAGCCAAAGGTGGTACATTCTGGCACCGCGTTGGCACTGGTTTGAAACACGCAACCTGCGGTGGCAGCGGCGGTGCGACTGGCATAGGCGTAACCGGTATGAAAGGCTCGACGCCTACTGACGGCCTGATCGCAGGTGGCTCGGTGTTTCTAGGGTGTGAAGCAGTTAGCTGGTTTGCAGGAAGGACCAAGAAATGATTCTAATTGCATTAGTGCTTGAGATTATCACCGCAGGTTGGCTTTTCTACCGCATCAAAGGCGACACAACTGACGGTGACGTGGGGCTCGGTCTGCTCTTCTGGGCTTTGTGTATTCTGTACGTAGCTATTGATGCTGCGTGGTTTGCTATCCTGGTTTGGAAGGCGGTGCATCCATGAGCGGAAACTGGGCGGCCGGGTTCCTCCGGTCGCAGTTAAGCGATAAAGACGGGTCAGTATCCAACACCCGCGTACTGCAGTGCATGATAATCTGCCACGCGTTAGGCTGGGTAAGTGCGCTGTTATTTCTGTACGGGCTCGTCACCTATAAGACGCATGGCATCATTACTATGACTGACGTGGTGACCTTCGTCGGCGCCGCTGGAACCTTCGTTACAATGCTCGTCGGCACCCTTGGACTTATCAAGGGCGGCACCGACGTAGCCAATAACCGGGCGCCGAATGCGCAGGATCAAGTTCAGCCGCCCGCCCAACCGAAACAGCCGTAAGGCAAGGAGATCAAACCATGTTCCATACCGCAGTTACATTCGCAATCGGTGCCGGTGTCGGTGTTCTCATCGGCGTAAGCTTTGGTTCCAAAGTTCGCACTGAAATCAAGGTAGGTTTCGACAACCTTGCCAACCGCGTGGAGTCCGCTATCATCGGTGCGGCGGCGAAGATTGAGGCTGCCATCAAAGGGAAACTGTGATGTCGACTGTCGCTGTTGCCTGCCGTCAGTACGGGCCTGCACTGCTGCACCTTCCGCCAGGTCTAGACGGCGCGCAGGTACTGTGGGCCTTGTCTGGCAATGAATCTAGTTTCGGCGTCAACTGCACGCCGCGTCACGAACCTGCTTTTGACCAAGGCGGTGTTTACGGCGACGGACCTGTAATGCG